TCAATCATTCTGAGCGGCTTTCTTCTTTGCTTGTCTGATCGCAATTTCAGCGATCGTTTTGTAGAGATCGTCGAGAGCGCTTGTTGGTTCGTCACATGGAGGAATGACAATGCCAATGAGTCCGTTTTTCCCTTCGATGTATTTTGTGACACGCTCTTTTATATCGACCTCTTGATCATGCTGGACAGGTGCCTGGGTGGAATCCATGTGCTTTGCCCCCTCCTCTGTGCTGCTTAGGTAATGTTTATTCAAGAAAGATCCTCGTAATGTTCCCCTTTTGGAGGGGTAAGTAATTTTTTTATATCGATGATCTTGAAATAATCCAGATTAAAAGCCAACCTGTAAAACGCTGTCCATCTTATCTTTGCGTAAAGGTCTTTGCTGATCGGCGGGTTAAAGATGAAGTTGTAAACCTTCAGATCCGTCACCGTCTCATCCTTCATATACCGTTCTTGAATTAGGAGACGTTCTCGGGGATACAACTTATTCACTGCCCTCTCGACCTTCTCGCAATACTGCTGTCTTGCTTGTGGTTCGTACACGTTGTAAATGGCAACATCAGCAGTCTGATCGCTGGTTACATTTGTAGGCCCGTGAAATCGCTCCGTGCTGCTGGCTGTTATACTCGCTTCACGTTCCTCGAATGTTATTGTCTTGAATATGCGGTACTTTTCCAGAGCCGACTCGACAGCTGCCTGCGTTTTCTTCCTATCCAATTCGGGAAGCTCGAATGACATCTGGGTCATTTCTTCACCTCAATTTCTGTTGACTGGAGAAATGTCCCCGGCCGAAGCCGGGGCTTGTGCCTTACACTCAATCAAAGCGGCAGATCATCGTCACTTGGCATCGGCGGGCCGTCTTCCTCAGCTGCCGCAGCAACCTCATCAATGGTTACTTGATTCTTGTCCTCGACCTCTACCGTACCGTCTGGGTTAATCTTGCCGCGGACGCCTTCCCTCGGCTCATTAAACTCCTCAATGCTCATCTGGCTTGGCGCCACTCCAAGTTCTACATTACGGCCGGCGAATTCGTAAAGCTTTTGAGCCTTGCCATCCCGGTCCCCTTTAATGCCGAATTTCATGACAGTCTTCTTGCTATCGCGTTGCATGGAGATAAACTCGGCCGATACATCCCCGCATACATCATCTCCTCCGACTTTCAGGGAGAGAACTACAATGCTTCCGGAGAGCTCGAACAGCTCCATCTCTTCGCCAGCATCCTCGGATCCCTTGATTTCAAACTTGAGGATTTCCTTCTTGTCATCTTTCTGCATGGACTTAAAAAGCACGTTCATATTGATCATTGGTTATTTCCCCTCTCAGATTATTTTTTTATGAATAATTCCGCGCATTCACAGCAGATCATAAGCACCTTGCCATTCTTACTATTCTTGATTCTGTGTTTCGCTGGCTTCTCTTCACACAGTTCACAATCCTTGATCAATACTCCCCACCTCGCTTAAGATACTTGCCGCTGTACCCCTTCCGCGGCGCAGTGATCTCATATTTCAATCCGCTGTTTCTGGGTTCAGGCGGCTTGTCTGCTCCGATCGCTTTGAGGTGTGCTGCCAGCTTCTCCGGCGGCCAGAATTCACTCTTCCCTTTATCCAGCATCTGACTCACCTCCATCCTCAACTGTGGGGTCAGACGATATCCTATTCTTGATCAGCATATCAACACTTACCTTGTATTCTTCAGCATAAAGGTCGTCACCGTTCGCCGTATCCTCCACGTCCGTAAACATAGCTTGGGAGAGGTCGTAGAACAATTCGAATCTACCCAATCCTTCCCGCTTGTAAATTTTGATTCTATTCTTGTACTTGTAAATTTCTTTGATACCGGCATCAGACCACATTCTTAAAAGCGCCAGCTCCAAGTCTATAAATTTGGCTTGATTACTCACTGGAGCCGGCTGCCGCATGCCGTCAGCGAGTGAGCGACGGAACCGTTCGTTATCAGCCGTACAACTTAGCACGATCCCATTCAAGTGATTGTTCACTGCTTGTAGGCGCTCGATTTCTTCTATCGATTCGGTTGCTACGGTATCTACCAGGCGATACATGTTGTAAAGAATCGAGCCTATTATATTTCGCTCTAAGAGTTGTCCCATATATTCGCGATTCTTTTTCAGCTGTTCGGCTATTTCCTCCGTCATGTATGTGGCACCTCCAGCAGATCCCGGTTCTCATAGATATTCCCAATCACCGTGATGTAAGGGAGCATCCGATGTAGGAGCCAGCTGCCGCAGCATAATTCCATGCGATCGTTATATCCGACCTCGTATATGCCATCGACCTTCATGTTCAGACCATGGAACGGGTGTCCCTTGATCTCTACCAGGTCTCGATCGAATATGTTTTTACTCTCAATGTCATCCAGGCCCGTATATTGCATCAAAACATATTCCGAATCTTCGCCACCGCTGCCGCATCCATTCTGGAGGTTGTAATAAAACGCCGTGCCGTCTTCATCAAAGGAGATAGAGTCATGGATGTCCTCGCCGCAGACATGCATTTTGTGCAAATCCTTATCCCATACACGAAACTTAAGCCGCTTCATAGTTTCTTCCCACCATGCCGCCGCGGCCGGGTGGCGTTGTAGGCCATCTTCTCGGCGATCGCCTTCTCCAGATCGATCCCGTACCGCCCGCAGGCGTCGAACACTCGAATCACGATATCGGCCAGCTCAGAAGGTATGCCGCAAGGCTTCCAGGTGGGCTCAAGGAATAGCCCGTGTTTGACGACAAACCCTTCAGCTGTCTTTTCCTCATACCAAGCCTTGTCAGGCTCGTGGCCGTTCCGGTGATCCTCCAGCGCCTCCGATGCTTCCGAGTGGATCAGCGCGATGATCTCCCCGAAGCTGCGCTCCTGTTCCCACCAGCCCTTTGATACTGCATTTTGATGTGCTGCCTGCACCAATTCATTTATGGATTTCATCCATTCATCTCTCCTTAGGAATGTTTAATAATTCAGTTGCAACTGTCCTTTATCGCCAAATACCATATATGGCGGTTGTTCTATAAACTCTTCCTGCTGCAATGCCTTAAAAATTGCTTCCAACACATCAACTACAATGCTGTTCCCGGCCAGTCTATAAAGTGTGGCGTTTCTTTTCCCTGGCTTTGTTGGGTACTCATTAAGCACTGCATTGAAGTCATCATCACTGAATCCCATTAGTCTCCAGCATTCGCGCTCGGTGAGGTACCGGTATTGGGGTTTATCTGGGAGACGTATGATTCCTGCGTTAGGACATCTGTCCTGACGTTCTGTGATTGTCCAGCAACTGTCACCGATAACCCCGAGGGTCCGATATTTCTTCCGAGCAGAAGGATTGAATTCTTCGATCCTGTTCAACATGCTAGGTACATTGATCATGTATTGGGGATCATTAACATCTGGTTCTAAAAATTCATCAATATGCCGCATGGGCCGCCGTTCAAGCTTGCTAAAATCAAATGCCTTTGAGCCCAATATGCTGATAGTGAAGACGCGCTCTCTCTTCTGCGGGATACCGAATTCTGTTGCATTCAATACTTCGTATGAGCTGGTGTATCCCAGTTCGTTCATTCGAATTAGGTATTTGTTAAAACTGTGGATCATGTCCTTATCCAGGACACCGGTTACGTTTTCCCAAATTACATAACGCGGCTTCCAATCCCCCATATTTTTGATGATTCGCAGCGTCTCCCACATGAGAGATGATCTGGTTTTATCTTCATCGTTACCGCCAAGTCTTTTACCGGATCGGCTGAAATCCTGGCATGGGCTGCCATGCACTAAAATGTCTGGCTTGAGGTTCCATCCCTCGACTGACTGCGCTTGGTGACGGTTATCATAAAGGGCATTGTACGCCCGGACAGCTTTCTCATTGATTTCGACGTAATCGATAACTTTATGATCAATGCCGAGATTAACAAGTGCCTTTCTAGGTGCTCCTATCCCTCCGAACAGTTCAAGGATCTTGATCATCCGTATCGTTACCTCCTTCGTAGGTTAAGGGACCAGCTTGTCAGCGATAAAGAAATTGCCCCATTCATCACGTTTCAAATGCTCGTCCGCCGCTTGTCTTACCTGCAGCTCTTGGCCGCATTTTCGGCAGCTGACTGTTTTCTGGTCTTCCTTGATATAGTCGTTGGATCTATCTCGGCATTGCTGATTTTTGCACCAGTAACGGAGTTTGTAGTGCGGGACCCCCTGCTTGTATTTGATTCCTGTCTGATACCATTCAGGCTCTTCAGCTGCTGGAGCATCTTGCTGCGGAACGACCCCAAGCATTTCGCCGATCGTCGGGCTGAGTGTTCTAGTCGAATTGATTAAATCAGGCTTTTTGATCGGTGATTCAGATTTTTCAGGAGATGCTATTTCACGTTGACTACTGCGATTCGCTAGCGGATGCTTCAGAGGTAGGATAACCTCTCTTTCATCCAGTTCCTTTGGACCTTTTTTAATAGTGATCTCTGGAGAATAGGTGACGCCCTGGGTCAGTTCCTTCACAGGCCCCAGGAGGTTGAAGAAACCTTTGATAACATCGGATTTATTGGCCTCCGTAGCATCCGAGATTAAGAGTGTCCCTTGCGCTTTTTCGGTTTGGACGTTCATTTTAATCGACATATGAATATCCCCTTCACAATGAAATGTAGTTGTTATAACCGTTCACTTTACCTTCTTCTGATAGACAAGTGCGAATATATTGCCGTGCTTTCGTCTGACGGCTCTCGCCCCTTTTGAAGCGCGTTCTGTAGGTGTGTAAAGCCGTCTTGTCTTCGCTTCCTCTACTGTCCACCCGCAATCCCTAACTCTTTTCCGGAATGTCTCGTACGAGATGCCGTTGCGAGCCGCTTCCTGGATGTCCTCTGGTTCAAAAATTTTTAATCTATAGTTGTCAAGATTTTTGATTATTTCTTTCGTACTCATAACTGGTTTCATCGCTGCATCTTGCTTTGACCAACCACGGTAAACTTTCGAAATGCCGTTCTCAGCAGCTATATCCAGCCATTCTTTATGGATGGATTTCTTCCGCGGCGGCGTAGCGATCGCGCGATCCTTACCCCAACCGAGACCACGAACTCGATGATTCATGAGATCCCTGGACACTCCATTTTCCGCAGCTTGTTCATATTCTGCTTGAGTAATGTAGTAATCGTATACCTTCACGGATCTACGCCTCCTCCTCTACTGTGGCAGCCAGAGCCCATTTCGCGAACTGTCTTCTTGATACCACCGACTCTGCCCCTGGGCTTCTGCCTTTGATACAAATGAAGTAGATGTTATCGTAAAAATCTTTCCCGTCCCATCCAGACCGAGTATCCGTTACTTTTCTCAGAGATCCGCCGTTTCCGACATAGGTCTTTCCAGCCTTAATTTGTGAAGGTTTCAATCCAGCAACCTCCTTCTCTGATCAAAATAAGAACTGTTGTTCCGTCATTTGGGTGTGACTGTCCGCCGCAGGACCTGATCGGCCCCGGGTCACTCAACTTTATTTAAAATGGATTCCAATACTTCGACCTGGTAGGTTTGGGTGTCGAGCAAAGGTTTATACTCCCGCATCAGGTAAAGATTCAAAGCGATCCGAGCGATAATGTAAGCATCAACGACGTTATCGCTTTTATGGGTGTACCCAAAGTGTTCGAGCGTAGCATCCTTCATCGCTTTCTTCTTCTCGTTATCCTTAAACCTGCGCTTTTTTCCGTTCTCCACAACCCATCCGGTTACCTTGACATACTTCTTTGTCCAGGCCGGGTTAACATCCCAAAAAGCAAGCCCCTTCCTGAATATCATCGACCGCAGCCCGCCGTGGATCATCCCGGTTGTCACGCCCATCTGCGTACCCATCGCCGGCTGCTCAATCGATATTTCATCCGCCGGCTTGATGATCTTATAGAACTGGTTTTCAAGAGAAACGAGCTGCTCGGTACTTATCCCGCCTTTAATTTTTCGTCCTTCACCTTTGAGCTCATTTTCAAAAATCACGTTCCCTTGTTCATCCAGGATCACCACTCCAGTTTTTGTTGCTGGATCCACTCCGACGAATCTCATTTCATCGCCTCCCGACTCCAAGGGATCCGCCAGGATATTTGGTTGTACAGATAGCGCTGATAGGAATAGATACTTTTGCGGTAATAAGTGTCCGTCTCAATCCGTATCCCCTTTAGATGATCGCTGCAGAGCTCCACCAGGGCCCACGTTCCAGAGGCGCTTTGATCACATTTCGGAAATTTACATCTTCCCATCTATCTCACCACCTCCCAGGAACGCTGCCGGGCATACTCATTGATCTTCAGAAGATGATCTTGATTAGCACGTACAATCACATCGGCAAGCACCTTCGATGCCTCTCCTGGAGGCAAAACCTCCCTAGCCTGCTGCCGGATCATCCCGACCGTTACCTGCAGCACATCCAGCAGCTCGCTGAGCATTCGGCGCTGATCAAAGTCCGCAGACTCGATCTCCTCAATCAATTCGTTCGCTTCCTCTTGAAGCTTCACCCGCATGTCCCCGGGCTGGTAGCCACGGATCGGGTAATCCAGGACCGGTATTGCAATGGTTATATATTGCATCGTTTCCCCTCGCTTTCTAATCATCGAGCCAGTCCATCAAGCTCTTGTTTGGTGCCGGCCTTGCTGGCGGTGCTATTTCCTCCGGCTCTTTCCGTTCTTCTGCCGGCGGCTGAGTATCTGGTTCCTCCGGAACAGCCTTCTCCCCTGGCTGATTCTCCGTTTGATCCGGCTCAGACTGTACGGGGCCACTGAGCTCCTGCCACTTCCATCCGAGGCTCTCATATTGCTCACGGAGGCCAGGAAATTTCCTGACCATCAACCCACGCTTGTAATACTGCACAAGCTCTGCAGTCCGGTCATAGATCGCCTGTACCCGAGACTTTTCTTCAGGACTCATCGGGCTTAATGGGTCATCCAGCTGCGCCGCCATAGTAACAAGCCCGCTGAGAGCCTTGTTATATTGCTCGTCGTTTTGAATTAGTTTGCTCATACTCCCTCACCATCTCCGCAAGCTTTTCCTTTTGTTCCTTAGTCAAGTTAATGAACCGTCCGGTATCGCTCTGGAATATCATTTCAAACGTTCCCGTACCGATGTCCCGCCCCTTTGCCACGATCAACTCGACTATCTTTTTTTTGATGGTGTCGGCGTTGTAATACTCATCCCGGTAAAGGAAGATGACAACGTCTGCGTCACTCTCGATATCTCCTGACTCGCGGAGATCGGACAGCAGCGGTCTCTTATCCGGACGCTTTTCGCAATCCCGGCCGACCGCCGATATTGCGACCATGCACACATTAAACTCGCGAGCAATTCCCTTAAGCACCTTCGTTATATAGCCGATTTTTTCGTTGTTTTTGGTGAATTTCTTTTCGGTATTAAGGAACTGAAGGTAATCAACATAGACAACCAATTTGGGATGCTTTTTCTTGAGCTGCTTAACTTGCCGCCTTACGTATTCAACCGTGGCTCCTGGAGTATCGTCTATGAATAAATTGCGGGAAGCTATGATTTCAACTGCCTTGCTGTATGAATGCCAATCGTTATCCGACATCAGACCGGACTTTATTTTTTTATTCTTGATACCTCCGATGCTGGAAACCAAACGTTCAACCAACTTCAAGGCGCCCATCTCAAGGGAAAAGATTACTGCAGACCAGCCGGCACTTGTGACGGCATCCATGTCGTTAAGTACATACTGCGTCTTGCCCATACTCGGGCGAGCAGCGATAATCTCCAAGTCCCCGGGCTGGTGACCGCCACTCATTTGGCTGATGTCGTCATTTGCTGTCTTTGCCCCGCTCACGCCCTTACTTTGAGCTCTTTTCATGATGGTTTGTCCATGACCTTCTAGGATCTTTGCCATATGAACAGGCCCCGTGCCCTCCTGCCCCCGTTGAAGCTCCGCTAACTGATTCATTTTTAGCTGGAGCTCTGACAGATCCCCTCCGCCAGAGGTGCTGATTTGTTGACCGATTTCTTGAATTTCCCGCTGGATCCGGGCGGATCGCACACTTTGTTGGTAATGTGTGAATCCGGCAGTGGTCGGAACCGAATTTCGAAGCTCCATTAATCGAGTGATTCCGCCAACCCTTTGCAGGCGTTCACCCCACTTCGATACAAGCAGAACCGGATCGAACGGGTCCTTTACTCCCTCAAAGTGTTCCTTTGCATATTGCAATACTTTAAAAATGGTACGGTTATCCTCCTCTTCGCTGAAATCATCCGCTGATAGATAACATTCATCCATCAGCTCGTGATCTCTAAGGAGTGAGCCAAGGGTGGCGCGTTCTGATTCAAGATTCATCCCGATTCACCCGCATGCCCGCAAAGAGTTTTTCCAACCGATTCGCAATATGCTCCGGCATTGGTTTGACCTCTTCCCTTTCGTGATACTCTTGGAGTTCGAGGAGCTGCTGTTCATTCTCTATCCGCTGAATTTGATAGACAGATAAGGACTGATTTTGTACGCATGCTTGATAAATCTCTGCGGGAGTCGGAGGAAACGTGGTGTTTACCCGGCAGAGTTCCCTTGTCTTTTCCATTGCCAACTGGTTAGGAATGTCCTGAAGGATGTCGTGCCAAACCGCCACCTCTTGCTCGGCTTGAGCATCATCGGCCGTCCGGAAGCTCCGGTAAGCCCCCGCGATGTACTTCATCAGTAATATCACGCCTGTACGATCCATCCGCCTCTAACTCCTTTCGAAGTAATCGATCCAGTGGGTTTCCGCTGCCCCCCTTGGTGTTTGGTTTTGTTACCTGAAGCAACCCTTCCGGATCCACCACATCATAATCCTCATATCGTTTTTGGTTTAAATAGGTGGAGGGATGTGGGATATGCTTTTTATCTGTATTGAGCAGCTTATGGGTCTCAGCGAAGTTCGCTGTATTTTGTATGACGAAAGCCGGATCGAACTCTTTATCCTTGCACAGCTTATCCCATACTTTTTGTGCATAGGCTTTTGCTACTTTTCTCGGGTAGATTTCATAGAACTGGTCGAATTGATTTTTCGCCATAATATTAAAACCTTCTCCTTTGTAACCTTCTTCTTTAATACCTTCTTCTTTCATTGGTTGCTCTGCTGGTTGTTGTGCTGGTTGCTCTGAAAAATCCTGCTGGTTGATTGTGCCCGAGAGCCCTTGTCCTGCTTGAGTTTCTGCTGGTTGCTCTGAAAATTTCTGCTGGTTGCTGTGCTGGTTGTTCTGCTGGTTGCTCATTTGGATGATTTCGGGCTCATATTCGAAGGAATACACAGTGAATTTGCTGTGCCTTTGGGTCTGTTTTATGAAGCCTTCTTCAATGAGTTTTTTGATTAGGGTCTTCAGCCGCTGCTCGGATATATCAAGCCTCCGACTCCAACCAGGACGACCAAATATGAATTCTTTTTGATGGATTGTGACTTCCAGCCCGTCGATCACGCGCGTCTCAGGCTTGTCTGAATAACGGGCCAAAAAGTACATTTCACAGAAGACCATCCAGTAATCTTTATCACGCCTGAGCCAGTGATTCTGAAGCTCCCTTCCAATCGGGATAAACCCGCTCATGCCTCCTCACCAACGTTCAGGTTAATATTTCTTCTGCACGCTCCACGATCCGGTCAGCCAGTTGGTGCACTTCTTCCTCGTCTACGTCCAGGGAGCCGATCCAGTTAAAGATTAGTTCTTCAACTTTGGTGTGCAACTTTTCAGCCGGTGTCTGCTCGACCATGTAGCCGTTCACGAGGGCTTCCATTAACTTTCTTGCCCCATTAGACTTAATGGTGATGTACTTGTTCAATTCGGAAGACCACTGCCCATCAGTTGGATCATAGGAGATCTGGAAAATATCATGAGGCTCCCAACCAAGTTCACGAAATCCTTCAATTGCTTCGACCACTTTCCGCGGCAGCTCCACCTTCTGCTTTTCCATCGCTTCGTCAAGTTGCCGCTTTAGGATTTTGTTTTGTTCCAATGCCGCCTCATTCAGTTCTTGAAGCTGTTTATACTCCTCGGCCGAATAAACATTTTTGTAAGGTTTCATCTAAACCACCTCGCGCGGTTCATATTTGTTTGAAGTCCCAAAAATTTTCGCATGTGCTGGTACCCATTCAGGCGGGCCGTATTTGCTGAGATAACCAAGACGGTTAATATATGAGTCAACAGGATTTTCATTGTGCATGGCCTCTAGCAGCTTCCAACAGCCTTCGACGTCATTCAGGGCTCTATGTGCCCCCAGCAATTCGATACCATACCGGCTGCACATGTCTGTCAGCTTATGAGGGTAGGTGTGCCGATCGCGGCTAATCGTGAGCGTGTCGATGAACGGATTGGTGAATGTTTTTCCTGCTAGCCGTTGAAGAGCATGGTGCAAGAACTGGAGATCAAATGCGGCATTGTGAGCAACCAGTAAACTGTCACCCATAATGTTACGCAGTATCCGGAAGGCAAGACCTTCATCCATTGCCCCTTGCAACATCTCTGGATAGATCCCTGTGATTTCTGTGATCTTCGGGGTCAATTCAATTTCCGTTTTAATGAGAGTGTGAAATCCCGTTACAATCTCGCCATCTACAACCCTGACGGCAGCCATTTCTATTACTCTATCGTTCACCGGATCAAGTCCAGTAGTTTCGAAGTCAAATACAGTCAAATTGTTAAGCACCAGTAACCACCTCCAAGTGATAATGTTCTCCTGCTTCGAATCCGCGCTGCCGGAGCGCCATCTTCACGGTCATTTCCGCCAGCTGCGGAGTGTTATTCTCACCCGACAAGTGAGTCAGATATATTCGCTCGCCGCGGCCCCGGATAACCTGCTGCAGGGCCGCTGCCGTTTGCTCGTTGCTCAGATGACCGATGTCGGAGAGGATGCGGGCTTTGACGCTCTCCGGCCGGCTGCACAGCGGCACCAAGTCCGGATCGTGATTTGCCTCGATGATGATGATCTGGCCCTCCATCATGTCGATGATGTCCTGATCGACGTGGCCCGTATCGAGAACGATGCAACAGCGGCAGCCGTCGTCGTCCTCTACCGCGTACCCAACAGGCTCCTTCGCGTCATGGTGGACCTTGAAGGGGTAAACGTGCATTCCGCCAAGATCGATCATTTCGTATTTGCTGAACCTGGTTTCCGCCGTCAGCCGCAGGTCTTCATCTACGCCGGATATCTTGTGCCATTCGCCTTCCGTTGCCCATACCGGGATCCGGAATTTGTTCGCCAGGGTCAGCCCCTTGATATGGTCGTTGTGTGCGTGGGTGATCATGATCGCTGCAATGTGATCCGGCCGGATGCCGACTTCCAGCAGCCGTTTTTCGATCTTGGTCTTGGCGACGCCGGCGTCGATCAGGATTGTCTTGCCGCAGGTAGCGACTGCCACGCAGTTCCCAGCGCTGCCGGAAGCTAGAATGTCCACCTTCATATCGCACGCTCCCTCTTTAATCGTTCCTGCCACTCCCGATCGTGCGGGCATCCCTTCGCCGGCTCTTCGTAATACCGGCGCCCAAGCACGAAGGAGACGAATTTATCCGTGGCCTTTTCGTAATACATTCCGTTCAGGACTTCCCGTGCCGGAGCCGGAGGGTCAATATGGTCGAAAAGGTCTAACTGCACGGGCTTGCTTTCGCTTGCCATTACGTTTCCCCTCCAGTCCTTCGTAGCACCGGGGGCACACCCGCTTATCGTGGATGTACTCCTCATTGCCTGGGTTAATCTCGCTGCCGCATACCTGGCAGTCCGGGCACCGCTCATAGATGATTATCTGCTCCATGGCTTATTCCGGGAGCGTGTCTTCTGCCTGCTCTGCTGCTTGAATTTGCATGTCCATAATTTTGAGGTATGCCTTCAGTTCTGCCTCCGTAGGCTCGTCACCCTTAACCTTGCAGTATTGCTGCATGTGCGCGCCCATAGCTTCCTTGTCCGTTAGCCCCAGTTTCTTGTAGTTAGCCTTGACCTGAGCTTTGAGTGCTTTCATACGCGAAGCAGCTTCGTCATCGCCCTGCTCGGTTTGCTGAGGTGCTGCTGTTTCCGGTCCTTCAGCTTCTGGGGTTACATCTTTTCGTTTGTATGAATCGATATTCTGAAGCGGTGGCTGTTCGATGTTCTCATCTCCAAATTCAAGACCATACTGTTTTTTCAGTGCTCTTTGTTCGGCATGTTTGCCGATCATATCCGGCTCCCACTTATTCCAGTTGTCCTTGTTCTGTCCTGTGTACACATGACCGATATGCTCTTTGTCAACAAAAACGGTCACAGGGCGGTATCCATCTCTATAAGCAATTGAGTATGCTCCAACGATGGCTCCGCGAGGGAAAGTAACTTCATGTTCGATTACTTCCCATTCGTCTTCACCCTTCTCGTTTTTATATTTCCGTGCCTTAAAGGTGTCGTTGGCACAAACCGTCTGAGTGTCGGGTGGCTGAAAACCTTCTTTCTCCCTTGCCTTCGCGAGGTACGCCTCCGCAGCGAACTGGATCCGCGCCTGGTTCCCGTATTTGATAAAGAAGATTTCATTTTTGAAAGGATCGAGTCGATAGGATGCTGCCTTATGAGCGAAGAGCAAAAATTCAGGGTCTGTTGCAGTCGGACAAAGGGATGTACGGATTACCTCAAGGACTTCGATTGGAAATGCATCCTTGATCTCTGGAGTGAGAGTCATTACTTGCGTATTAGAATTTGCCATATGATAAGTGCCTCCTAAGCGTTAATGATTTTTAATGGTTGGTCTTCAACGACTTGGCAAGTGATCAGCTGACCTCGAGGAGCTTTATAACGAGTCACGCTCTCCTTGTTGTCGATAAAGCAAGGGGCGATCCAATCGCTTTGCTGGCTGATAACGTCCCGGACTTCCAGACCTGCCCGGATACTTTCCGATAAGGAAAATTGCGCTGGCGTTTTGCCGTCCCGATCGATTACGAAATCCGGCTTAATATCGCCGTTCTTTTGCTCTTTAAAGAGCCGGATCGTAAGTGTCTGGAATAGTCCTTGAACCTTGGCCGCCTGCAATTCCGCCGACTTGGCCTCATATGCTTTGATTGCATCAAGGATAAAGATGGAATCGTTCCTGCTCGCCAGCAGCTCAGCTTCGTCTGCCCGCGCCTTTTCTAAGTCTGCTTGTAGGCTTTGGCGTCGGTTGTACCAGCTAATCGTGTCTGCTGTCGCGTCTCTACGTTGCTCCAAGGCCCGCATCTGTTCCCAAAGCTCCGAAACGTCAATCAGTTCCACCGCGGCGAGCTCAGCCTCGAGTTCCTTGCGACGAGCGACCAGCTTGTCGTGCTCTTCCCGCAGCGGCTTCTTTCGCTCCTCTTTGCTCGCTTCGGCTGCCGCCTTCGCTGCCTCGTCAAACGGCCGCTTACAGGTGGAGCATTCCTCCGCGATCTCTTCGCCGTGGACCTTCATGTATCGGGCCTTGGCAGCTGCAATCTGTTGCCGGACATTATCGAGCGTCCCCTCAAGCACCGCCTGCTTTCGTTTAGGCTCGTCGGCCAGCTCGATCTTGGCATGGATGTCTTTGATCTGCTTGACCAATTCAGCGTCTTCCGCTTTGATTGCCTCGATATCATCCGGTACATCTGGAAGCTGACGCAGTTGTTCCTCAAGCGTCTCCGTCCGGCCCTGGGCTTTCTTATGTGCTGTGTCTTTGTCGTTCTTATTCTTCTTATGGATCTCCTCAAGCTGCGGCAGCGTGTGCTTTTTTACCAGCTCGGCCAACTTCTCGGCTTGAGGGTTCAATTTTATGTCCTTTAGTTTTTGGTCCGGGCTCGTTCGGCTCATCTCCGCAAACACCTCTTTTTGAGTGGGCGGCGTCGAGTATCGAAGCATCAGCTCGCGTTGCCTTTCCCAATGGAGCGAGAAGAAGTACAGTGGATTAAATAAGGCTAGGAACAGATCCTTATCTATCAGCGATTTGACGATCTCCTCGAAGTCACTCGCCTTGCTCGGAACATCATTGATGTAATAGGTCGCCTTCCCCTTCTCAATCCCGCGACAGAATTTGAGCGGCTTGCCGTCAACTTCCAGCAGCGTTTCGGCCAAGACATGATCGTATTTGTAATTCGTAGGAGTCGGGTCCATCTTGCCGCCGAAGGTGTCCGTGCCGTACAATGTCCATGTGGGGATTTCCAGTACACTGGACTTACCTTCCTCGTTGTCCCCCGTGATCTTGGTCAGGTCGCCAAACTTAACGCTTAGATCACGGTGGGCTTTAAAGTTATGGCCGCTGCATTCAATCAGTTTGAATTGACTCATGGTTCCCTCCTTCAATTTCTGCCGCCTTTTCCTGCAAACTCTTCAACATAGATGGGATGTTTAATCGGCTGATAATGTCAGCAGACAACTGTTCACGCAGGTTCTTCTCTAGGGTGTTGAGCACTGTGTTTTCTGCCTTTTGTCTAGCTTCAGAGATAAGTGCGGAAACCTTCCTTTCAAGTTCCTTGCCCAGAATGTCTTTGGCGAAATATTCGAAAATCGTGTACTTGGCATCACGTTCATAATCAACTCGTTTCCCATATTCATCGAAGGCTTTTCTCTTCAGGAAGTTATCGAATTGAATGCCAACATATTCGGAGATCGAATGGTATTCCACCTCTGAACCCCAGGTGCTTGTTTTAACCGGGATCTTCAGGTTCTGCAGCCTTTCTTGATACACGGTCACCAAAAATTCATCGCTAACTTTCTCAACTGCTTCTTGAATCTTGGATTCGATGGTAGCCTGCACTTGCTTCTCAACCTTATGGATCAATCGATCTTGCAGTCCCCGTACTACCTCGTCTCTGAGCGCATCCGATACGCTTCCGGACTCTGAATCCAACCAATCCAGTTCCAATTCAACCGTCAACTTGTTCATTGCTCATGCTCCTTTTTAGGGCTCAAAGACCCGATTTTGGCAAAAAAATAATAGGCTTAGTCTTCAGCGACTTCTTGCCATTCCACGATTACCGGACAGTTTTCGATGCTGACGATTATCTTTTCGTTCTCATCGACCACCCAAAACTCCGATATGTTCTCATCCCCAACCTGCTTGATCTCGATGACTTCCCGCCCATTCACTTCGGTACCGACCTCAAAGATTCTTGTCGGGTTACTGACTACCGTCAGCTTCTGAATCACTTGCATTGTCTTGTTCACCTCCTTCCAAGGAATCGACTAAGTTGTCCTCAACTTGTTGCTTGTACGCATCCAGTGCATCCTCTTCCAACTGATCTGCAGATTTTTGTTCATCCCACAAAGGCCGGGAAAAGCGATCGAGGCACATTCTACATCGCCTCCTGCAGATACCTGCGGTCCCCCCAGAGCTTCAGAAGCTCCTGCCGGCATCTTCGATATTCGGCGCGGGCGTCCAGCGCTTCCAGGTATCTGCGTTCAGCCAGCATGCGTTGCTCGGTCTGAAGTGCTTGGAGCATTTTCTTGCGAAGATAATTCTGATCGTTCAATGGTGGTACTCCTTTCAATTCGCGTACTTGCTATAAATCGTGGTGGATATCGGTATATCCAGATTGAACTTTTCTTTCAAACCCATAAGGTTTACCGTGTCATCCAAGACCTCCTGACGGACCACCAACATATCTGGTGTCATCTGTTCCTTTTTGATCATCTTGGGATGACCGTATCTACTGGAAACTGCCTTGTTTGCAATCGTGTTCGCTTTAATGAAGTCCACTCGCACCGGGTTTCTCAGAGAAACCTTTAGCTGCTGCATAGCCTCCTTCTGATGCTCCTTGTCCAACATGCGGAAGATCTGAAATCCTTCAAGGCCAGTTGATTTGCGGATATCTTTCAGAACTTGCTTTACCCATTTCTTAAAATCCTTTGCTTCCGGGCGCTGGCTGTTGAAGATTGCTTCATAAATGCCTGTTTCGGATATGACCGTCATTTTTCTGGAAGTTGTATCCATACTCACTTTATGAGTACTTTGCTCTTCTGCGTCCAAGTTACGTGTCATATTAAAAGCATCTCTATATCCAAGAGCATTTGCGACATCCTTGGCAACCGCCCACCATTCGCTTGGTGCCTTCTCAACAAATCGGATATCGTGACCGAGCCAATTTTCAGTGCGGATGTTCATCGAACTCTCTCCTTTCTCTCATTTCGGCAGCCAGCAAGCGCCGGCATACGAATAGGGCGTTCAGCAACAACCAAGCGATGAAACACAAGAATGCGATCATTGTGCTTCCTTGATACCGGGGAAGTCTCTTTCAATCATTGCGATTTCCATATGAACAAAGTCGATCTTTGCAGGGTTCACAAGGCCGCTCTCCTGGAATCTGTGCAGGTTGTTGTAGTGATTGATGACCTCCACCGGAATTGCGTTGAGCTGCGTCATGAATATTCCGCCTCCGTTTCACTTGGATTTCCTTGGCACTCGTCAGATGGGGACGTAGCATCAGTAACGGTGTTCTCAATAATGAAACTCACTTGAATATCAAGGGCTTCGCAAACCTCGTTAATGATCGCTTCGTGCCATCTTCTCTCACCTTTTAATAGATCACTGATGTATTGATAACTGCGGTTAGTAGCTCTTGCTAAATCAGCTTTGCTCATCCCCTTAGCATTCAGTGCAATATTTACCGCTTCTGAGAAGTTCATCCTGTCCTCACCTCCTGAAGCAATAATAAGCATTGTGCTTACATATGTAAATTGGCAAATTTAAGCATAATGCTGAAATAATAAGCATAAACTAGACATTATCATCAAAATGCTTAAATTTGCTTAATATTTCAGCATTTTGCTGATTGTTTATAGAATCATGGAATGTTATGATCTTTTACAGCATAATGCTTAATACAAATGATCCATTAAAGTTTAGATAGATTCTTTTAGAGGAGTGGAATTGAAGTGGCAAACCGGTTAAAAGAATTGAGGAAAGAACGTAAATTAAGTGGAATAGCTGTAGCAAAACAATTAGATATAACACCCCAATATTATTACGACATTGAGAAAGGAGAGCGGAGACTTACAACAGAAATAGCCGCAAAATTAGTCCCAATATTGCATGCAACGGTTGACTACATTATTGGTGTTGCCGAAACTAATACCTATGGAGAAGAAGTTACTGAACAACAAAAAAACTCCGATCTGCATGCAGAATCGGAGCTAGCCGAAATACCTATTGAACGTTTGAACCAGTACAAATTATCTTATAAAGGACACGATCTTACCCAAGAGGAAGCTGACGATATTATTGAACTTCTCGAGGCGGCTTTGAAACGTTGGAAGAAATAATTCTCTCCAGGTAAGCTTTAGCCTCTTGAACGTTGATTCCTTTTTCAGCAAGGCATTCTAAATACGATTCGAGTTCTATCTTTTTAGGTTTTTGCGTCATGAGATTTCCTCCCAAAGAAGTTTTTTCCGAATTTGATGTTAAAACGAGCATACCACAAACAGGAACAAAATACGAGAACAAACGTTCCTAGACTCTTGAACTCAATAATGCTGATAGAAAGGGGAACCTAATGAGTCTCCAGCTCGGGGATTGTCTCCTGCTGGAACGACTAAACGAGAAGGGAATGTCTCAAGCTGAGTTTGCTAAGCGTATGGGTGTTTCCCGCCAGTATGTAAACAAACTCATCAAAGGACACACGAAGATGTCCCTCGAATTCGCCTTAAATGCCGCAAACATTTTAGGCTGCCGCATCACTGATTTTTACATCCTCGAAGTCGTTCGCCACAGGAGCTGAGTGTTCTTTACGACACTCTCCCCCGAGCATTTTGTCACCCAATAGGTTTACAAGTTACCCCCAATTGTAAAACTTTCCTGAAAACTTCGCTGTCGCAAAGTGTCGAATGCTGAATTTGAAAATTAATCCAGCATCACCTCCCTTAAATGAATGCAAAAAGGCCGCTAAAATACCAAGGGATAACTAACTACCTTGATAAAATTAACGGCCTTGTACGAACGATTGGAAGTAGGCTCTGTGATTTCTTCCAATGTGCATCTATTTTATGGATATTAGGGCGACTTCAATCGCTCAATTTCTACACATAATAGCACATCCCAAAATCAGGAATCAATCCCTAATTTCTTTTTCATACCTTCTACGCTGTCCTGGAACACTCTGAAGGACCTCCCTTCGGTCTTATACTTCCCGGCCCCGACGATCCACACATACGGGAACACCTTTTTCGTCGCCGGCTGCCACGCCTCCCGTTCCCACTCCCCGCTCAAATAATATTGCTCATATCGATTCATCTTTTCTTGCATCACTCTGTCCGAAAACTGGCTCCTCTGGATCTCCACGAACCATGGAGCTCCCTTCCAGATACAAAAGACATCCGGCTCCGGCCGCCCCTTCCCGCCGAGCTTAGGCTCCACATCGAACACCCGCGGCAGCTCCACCTTCCGGATCTGTTTATAAAAGTCCGCGATCGCCAGGAAATGCCCTATCTTGGCGCTGTCCTTTTTGATTCCTGGCACCGGGAAATAGATGTACTTCCGGCGATCCGTGGCGCAGGTAATGACGTTATCCCGCCGCAGCCGCTTGAGGACCATGTTCGCCTGGGTGATCGGATTTTTGACATTGGAGAAATGGAGCTCCGCGATATCATCCCGGCTGAGGCACCTGAAGCGTACCAGGTCGGCCACAATCGCTCTGTCACGCGCATTCACGTCTCCAACACCCCAATCTCGATCATATCATCATCCTCCGGCATTTCCGGCTCATTTTGGGCCGCTGCTGGCTCCTCTGCCCGCTTGTAGGGCTCCAGGAGTGCCTTTGCCTTCGGGAGGTCCAGATAAGGGCCCTGGACGGTTGTCGGTCCGTCAAGCTTGAGCACCATTCGCCCCTTCTGACTTTGTTGAATATCCGCTGCCTCTCCGCTGCCGAGGGTAATCCGGCTGTTGATCTCGTCGCTGTGGCGAAATGCCATCCGGACGGTCAAGTTATTCTTCAGCTTGCCGTCCAGGACGTCCGCATCCGGCCGCTGCATGGAGAGAATTAGGAACACTCCCAGTGCACGCCCGATCGCGCTGATTTCCTCAATACCGTCCATGAGGTCTCGTTCCTTTTTGAGGAGAGCCACCTCATCGACCGCCAGCACGATATAGGGCGGCTGTTCCCCCGCCGGCAGATCGTCGATATTAGCCAGGCCCGCTCGGTCCAATAAGTCCCCTCGGCGCCGCATCTCTTTCCGGATACGCATGACAATCTTATGCAGCTGAGGCGTCTCGACAACAACCTCCCGCGCCACCCCCTTGAACAAATGGAACTCCGAACGCTTAAGGTCCGCACAGTACAATTCCAGTCTGTCCGCCGCCGTCCGGATAAGAGTCGTCAGGATAGACCGCAGCGCGACGGATTTCCCGCTGCCGGTTTCCCCTGCCACCAGTAAATGCGGGTGCTCCGTCATGTCATACACTTCATCCCCTGTCCGGCTCCGTCCGACATAGATAGGCAGTCTCAGCCCCTCCACGGCCCGCTCTACGGCTGCCGGATCATAATCGAACCGCTGCACCCCCTGGCTGTAAATGTTCAAGGTGAATGTCTTGGAGGAGCCGGACAGCTCGATGTTATCTCCAAAGGTCTGCTCGAATAGCCAATCCCGTTTCCGGACCTCTTTCGGGTCCAGTCCATTCGGCAGGACAAAGACCACCTGCACGCAATCATGATAAACCGTTACCCGGCTCACCTGGGGATACACACGTAGCTCCTTCCCCTGCCGGCCCCTGCGCTTGAGGCAGATTTCTCCGGCTACAAACAGCCGCCTCATCTTGGTCCGATACATTGAGTCTGCCGTCGTCCTGTAGACCGTCCACGCGCCGCCCAGGCACCCGCAGGCTGCCGCTAACTTAATAATTGCTATCCCACCAACTCCACTCATTATCATTCGCTTCGCTCCCGCTCAAAACAATTTCACTTTTCCGCGATCTGTCAACCTTTTTGCTCGTACTACTTTTGCAATACTACTGCTGTAATTACTAATGTATCTGCAAATGTATCTGCTAAAGCATCAAACATGCACTCCGAAGGTATGGGCAACCTGCCGCAAGCAATCCCACCAGACCTCAAATGATACGTAGGCGCATGCAACGTACCCGGCGATTTTCACGAATATCACCTTTCCGCCATGACCCATGTTTTCCAGCACGTTTGTGCTGAAATGAGATACAACCCCAATCCCGAGGATTTTAAAAATAGCCGCCAGCTCAAGCATGTTATCCCTCCTTAGATAAACCCCTCAACGACAAAATCATTCCCCAGCTCCGGAACCGGCGCAGCCAGCCGGCCGCCGCCGTGCCCGCCGTCTACATCCCGCTGAATCAGCCGTTTGAGATAACCGGACTTATTCGGCCGCTCCTGGACGTGATTGTATAGCTGCAGCTGGTCGGGATCCAGAACGTTAAACGCCACCTGTATAATCCGGATCTCTTTAGCCATAGACCCTCCTCGCGATCAAGAAGAACGCTTTTACGTTGGCATATTGCGGCTCACCCTCGATCATCTGGATACCAGGGAAGTAAGCCCGCAGGGCCTCCAAGACGGCCCCAGCGCCGCCCCCACATAGGTAAACCCTATCATTAACCTTCCAGCCCCCTGCAAGCGCCCTGAGAGCGATCTGGCGGGCGAAATCTGCAGGCTGTACAGATCTCAGCGTCTCCATCCCGGTACCGAGCGTAAAGCTCCCGCGGTCATTAAACCGGCGATCAATCAGCGTGCCGAAATTGACCGTACCGCTGCCGACATCGATTACCCTGATCACTCCGCCGCCGGGAACCAGGAGGCCCGCCGTCACCCCCTCCGCCGCCACTTCGCAGCGTCGTATCACGATGATTTTCCGCTTGCCGTTCACGATCAGCTCATGCCGGCCGCAAAGCATTTCCTTGATCGACGCCTTCTCTGCCTCCTGGTGCGTGCTGATTGGTTGGCCGACAATAACCCGGTGCTCTATACCCTCGCCAAACTGGTGCAGCGCCAGCAGGATCCGCAGGCGGGCATCCGGATGCGCTTTGCTTTCGCCTTTCCGGCTTTCCGCGCATTCACTCTCATGGAGAGCAAGCGTGCCGGCGAACCCCCGCTGGCCGTCGTATTCAAACTCGAAATCATAATCTCCGTGCTGTTGCCGGAGGTTTCGTTCCCGATACTCCCCGATCAGGGAGGGGAACGACCTCAGCTGCCGACCGTCATAAAACTTGGTCATGTAATTGCCTGCATCAATGGCCGATATCATCCGCATCCCACCTTGTTGTTGAACTGGTTACGGAACCGGACTGGCGCCTGAGCCCTTGGTGCCGTATCTGGTTACATATCTATGGGCACAGCCTGGTCATGTTTCCGATTTATATCCGATTTCTTCGAAACTGCTTGTATCTTTTTCACAAGATTTGTCCAGCATGATAGTAAAACCAACCATTTATGAGGTGACGATATGTTCGGGCTGGGCAAAAAGAGGAGCAAATACGGGGACTTTCTCGATAGACATGGGATTGAACAGGAAGAAATCCGAAAATTGACCAAGCTAAATAAAGATACAATCTCAAAAGCGTGTAATGAAACGAATCCTAAGATGCGTAGTATTACAAAAGAGGCTCTGATTAAGGCAGCAGCCAAATTATCGGGAAAGGAGGTCAACAAAAGAGATTTTTGGGGATAGGAATATTTTCCTATATTTGATAGACTACTTTTATCAAGGAATAGGGGGATAAAGATGTGATACACAAAAGATTATTATTGTTTATATTTCTGGTTGTTGCTTTTATAGCCATTGTGGCATGCAGTGAACAAGAAACCCTTCCGCCTCCAACCAAAGTAGAAAATGAATCTAAACCGACTGTTGTTGAAAATAAAGAACCATCAGATATCGTCACTCGTTCCGATGCCGATAAGGCACTTGCGACAGAGATGTTAAAAACAATCGAAAGCTATTTAAAAAAACAAACAACTCCTGAAATAGATGCACAACTAGCAGAAACCATAGAATCAAATATTGACTTGATAAGCGAAACCAACAGAGCAAACTTCTCAAACATTGCAAAACACATCCGCAACGGTGAAAAAGAAGAAGTCGTTCCTCTGTTTGCTGCACTAATGGAGAATTACGAACTAGGGACCGTCACTGTTAATAATGTCGATACGAAAGAATCTAATGAGCCGTCAACTTCAACTTCTTCTAAAAACATCATCGCTTCATTAGATCCGAACGAGGTAAAGAAAGCCATAGAGGAATATGCAAAAGAAGAATGGGCAGATGATAAAAAAATGCAATTATATGAAATCGAGGAGCAGACGAAGGCCTATAATGAATTGATTAAATTATCTATAGACGACGATGCGCTTAAAGGAATATTAGATTATAGTTACGACGAGTGGAAAAACGATTATAGAATGGTACTATATGAATTCCAGGAACAACTGGATGCCTTAATTAAAATAAAAAATCTGGATACAGACAGTGATGATGTTAAGAAAAAGATACTGGAGAATTCTATTTCTGAGTGGGGAACGGATTACAGGATGGTTTTATACGAATACAATAAACAACTCGAAGCACATGAATCGCTAAAATAACACATTAAAGCCTGCCAGGCATGACACCGGCAGGCTTTAATATTTCGTCCAATAATCAGCATTATTCTGTCTTGGTGGAGACTTTTCAAGAACTTCTGTCCTGATGATCTGTATTCCCTCTGTCGTGGACTTAGCCGGCCAAATGATGTATCCCTCAGCCTCGAGGTACTCTAGCCCTCTCACAATATCATGCCGCCTCCGACCGGTCATAACCTCTAAAATCGTTTAAAGTCAGGCATTCGGCTTGCATGGACAGGACTCGGGTAATTGATCAATATTCGTAGTAATTTTCGCTCGGGATCTGGAAGCATCGCTTGATCACTCCTTTTTAAATCATTATGAGTATATCATAATTTTAATAATTTGTTCCTGTTTTGTTCGGTTGTATAACACAATTAAATGAGGTATTATAAAAATATCAGCAAGAGACGAACGGGGAGCCGATAAGCCGGGGATGCCGGATGAGGAAAAAGGAGCGTTATCGAAATGATGACTTACACAATCGATGGAAAAGAAATTACTCTGACTCAGGATGCTTACATTGATGGACTGCCTGGTGAGCGTCCAATCTACAAGGCCCATGGTACAGACGCTCAAGGAAATGAGTATATCGTGACCTGGAATGTTGTTGACGGGTGGGAAAACATCGAGGATGAGTCCGAAATGTGCGACTGGGAAAATCCAATTGGACTGATGCAGGTAAAGTAGCACCGCCCCTTGAATACGTTGGTGCTGAGTGGATCGCCGAACACATCACGGGCACCACTCAGCAAAACGTAAGCAAGACGGCCAAAGCAATGCTTAAGCCGGGGTACCGAGGCAAAGAGGAAAGATTCCCACGGCCTCACGCTGTAGTCAAGGGGCGGAATGGAAAAGAGACACCGTTGTGGTTAGCTAGTTGGTTTGAAGGTGAAGAAGATGCCTAAAAAGATTGATCTTGTCGGACAGCGGTTCGGTAGGTTAACCGTGATGTCAGAGCTGCCGAGTGAAGGAAGCAAAAGACGCTGGCAATGCATCTGTGACTGTGGGAACCCTAAAGTTGCCATAACGAGTGTGTTGCGTCGAGGTGACTGCCAAAGTTGCGGTTGCCTGCACAAAGAATATCTCTCGGACAGGCACGCAAAAACGGATATCGATATATCTGGAAAAAGGTTTGGGAAATTGGTGGCCTTGCACAGAGTTAAAGTTGAGGGCAGTAGATTTAAAATGTGGCTTTGTCAATGTGATTGTGGCGAACGTATACCGGCTGCGGCCAGCGAGTTAAAAAGGGGGCACGTGCGTAGTTGTGGTTGCCTCATTTCCGAGCACGTAAATTCTTGGTTTGACGCCGGTACCAACGTTTCTGCGCTCTTGGCTAATACGATTAGTTCGCGTAATACAAGCGGAGTAAAGGGTGTCTTCTACGATTCAAGCCGGAATAAATGGGCCGCCGAAATCATGTTCCAAGGCAAACGGTATCGACTCGGTAGACGTGCTGATAAACAAGAAGCAATTCGTCTTCGAAAAGAAGCAGAGGAACAATTACATGGCGATTTCCTAGAATGGTACAATTCACGCCCAAAAGAAAAAGACCCTGCCAGCCAGTAAAGGCCAGCAGGGTCTCCGTTTACTTCTTATTTTCCATCCGCATAATGAAGACGGCCATTTCTTCCCTAGTAATCGGTGCACCTGGGCGCGTCCCATCGAAATACCCTTTCTTTGTAGCTTCTTCCCAGGATGAAGCAGCCCACGAGCTGACAACGTTGATATCTCTTTCTTTGGTCATCGGCTTACCCTCCTTCCGCTTAAGTCCCAGATACTTCGCGATCCCGGCGACGTGGCCAGCGATCAAAGCCTCAATGACTTCCTGGCGCTTGAGTTTGGCGGCGTCCGCTGCCACGTCGATAAACAGGTTCTCGGTCAGGACTGCCGGCATCTTGCTCTCGCGGCACATGTGCAGATTATCCGCCTTCTGACCGCGATCGTTCACGCCAAACGGTCTGAGCGCCGCCACGATTTCCGTGTGGAGTACATTTTGGAGCGAGCGAGCTGCGACCGAAGCGCTGGTGTATCTGAAGGTTTCAAACCCACCGGCGCCTCCCCCGGCATTGCAGTGGATAGATACAAGAAGATCTGCGCCAGCCGCGTTAGCTGCCGCCGTCCGATCTTTTAACTCGTAAAACACATCAGTGCTTCTGGTCAGTGGGACTTGCACGCCCTCGTATTCGGCCTCCAGTCGTTGCTTGACGCCCAAGGATACCGTCAGTGCGATATCTTTTTCCCTCAGGCCATTTCCGATTGCTCCCGGATCCTTGCCACCATGGCCAGCATCAATCCATACTTTCTTCATCTTCGGTCAGCCTCCTGACTCGACGTCACCTCCGGCAAACCTGCCAAACTCGTCAAAAAACTGGTGATGGTCGCCAGCAAAACCGTACCGCCAACCACATACCAATCGACCTCGTTAAATACCGTAGTAGCACCGATTACACCGATTGCCGTTTGAGCTGCTGTCTTAATTGCCCGGATACCTGCTGCTTTAATCCATTTATTTGCCATTTACAATCATCCTCTCTTATTTTTCTTCAAGTCGATCCAGCCGCTTGTGCGCCTGTTTCGCTGATTCTTCGACCCGTGTAATCCGTTCGGACAGTCCGTCCATACGCTGTCCTTGCATCCGAAGATCTACCCGGATATCATCAATTCCTCGCTTGATGTATGACACATCAGTCTGGAGTGATGCATCCGCTGTCGCCTCTTGGGCAACCTCATCCTTGAATGCTTTGGTTCTACCGATCCAGCCGAGCAACATGCCGCTAATGGCACAAATTGCCCCAATGAGTGTAATCATCACATTGAAATCCACCCTTCTTCCCCCTGTCTCTCTTCGGATAAAAAAGAGCCCCCGGACCACCCAAGGGCATAAAAAATACGCCTTTCGGCGCGTGCTATGCTGCGTATTCGATTCCGGTTATCTGCTGGTACTCTTCTGCCGTGATCATCTTGGCGGCTACAAAGGTTTTTAGACTGTCATCGTTGTATAAAGGATGCTGGTTATCGTAATAACGCTTGATGATCGGATACCACATTTACGCTGCACCTCCTTTCAGGGCAGCTACCTCAAGCAACAAGCTCCCTACGGTATCCTCAAGGGAAGCTATTGTCGCCTTATCGTTGGCGCTCTCCAGCAGCAGGGTCCCCATGGTTGTGTTCAGTTCATCGACTTCAACCGATAATGGTTTTCGAGGCTCTTGTGGTGCTTCCGGGACACCTGGTGTAAGATAAACAAACTCAAGTTCCATTGTTTCCGGGTTTACTCGGGCTAGATAACCCTCATCAAAGTCTTGCTCAAGCTCTCTTGGCTTAAGCTTGATTATTCCGACACTGTTGGGATCGCGATCCATAAGCTTTTCAGCATAGCTGAATGGATCTCGTTTATTTTCATAATCGGGGTCGGTGTGCTGAGTGATACCGGTATTATGAAGGATCTCCCCAGTGACCTTGTCAAAGTAGATCCACCGACCGAACTCAAATAATTCCATGCTTCACATCTCCTTTTAGCCCCAGGCTTGCCATATTACGTTTTGCACATATCGGTCCGCATTATTGGCACGTACCGTCATGACTTGCTGCAACGGTCGGGTCGAGATATAGAGATAGTTTCCACCATAAGCATCGGTTCTCTCTATCCCGTCAGCGGTCTTGTATATATAGGTTGATGCTCGACTGTCAAAACCTTGAACTAGACCGCTCACAACAAACACTCTCGGCACGAAACCACAGTCGATATGTTGATTACTTAGAGCATAGATGATGCCAACGGTACCCTCAGCATACTTAACACCTTCTTGCAAGGCACCCTCAACACCTGAAGCATTGACCCCGGCCCTAATGTTATTGGGAACGAGCCAAGGAACCGGCGCGGTCACCCATGAATCCCCATTAAAGAATCCCTGGGGCGGTCGGATGAAAAAACGATCACCAACCCACACCGTAGACGCTAGCCCAGGCATGTGTTCGTTTTCCGCGCTTCGGTTTGGCATCGATCCTGGTGTACCAGCAATTGTCGTTCCCGTCAGCACCTTATCCGCTGGAACCGGCACGCCTTTGATCGTAATCGCACTCGTATACCGACCAGCTGCTTTCGTCTGGTCTGTTGCTCCAGGAATAACAGTACCACCAGCGCCTCTGTCAGGGATCGTACCCGTTAAACCATTTGCGGTAGCATTACTAAACGTCTTGCCCGCGATTACGTCCGCAGCTGTCGCATTACCTGTAGCACGTATAACTGCAGATATCTTCGGAATGAGCTGCGCCCAGGATTCACTCGTGGATGCCGTAACTCCTATGGAATTGAGCGCGGCAACCACGTTGTTTTTCTGCTCAACTCCAAGCGTAAAAGTTTCGTTGATTGCACTAACCAAGCTTGATTTATCGGAGGTAAGTAAACCGGACAGTACGCCAGCGTCAACACGCAAATTTTCTGCTAGTGCCTGAATGTACATCAGCGCAAAATCCTGTTGACTGTCCTTTTCGTAACTTACCGCAGCTTGCTGGGCAAGATCGGACACAATGCCGTTAAGTCCCGTCTTATACTGCGCATCAATCTTTGTGACGTTTGCCGATACGTTGTATTTGTCCAACACCATATACGTAACATAGTAATCTTTACCGCTCTCCACCGAGTTAACAAGCTGTGGCAAGGTCTGAACGCCCGAAGCATACGTCACAAACGGTTCATTGTCCGCACCTTTGTACACGCCAAGGATTCGCGCTGAACGTTTACTAGTTGTCGCACGTTTGGTCGCGGGGTCGAACGTTACCTTTTCACGCTGAATTACGCCCGTCTCGACCGTAATCTGATTGCCACCCGGATGCAGTGTTATACCGCCCTCCACGTTACGGATAATGGATTCGACCGGAGTTGCAAGTGCTACCGCTGGGTCAGCCGATGTATCCACCCGTTTGAGTAGCCGCCATTCGCCATCACGGTAATATACGCTGTCTCTGACGCTCCCGTCCGGTGTGGATGCAAGTGTGACCGGAAGAATCAGGCGCTGTGGTTCTGCAGGGACATATGAAGCTGGCACAACGTCACCAGCAACCAGCATCATGTCGTATACATATGCCGGGTCAGTAGTCGTTTGAGCGCCGTTAATGAGAAACCGTATAAGGATGCGGTTCTGTGTAGGCGTAAATGTTATTGTGGTAATGGAATGACTTGGCAAAGTGATGACTTTATCCCGAACCTCGACGGTTGTCGAAGAGTAACCAATGAGTACTCTCGGTTGTTTGTTATCGCCAGTCCACACTCCCTTAAGGCTTAATTTGTACGTCTGCCCCGGCACAACATCAACCCATATGCCTCGACCGATAACATTTGTAGATCCGCTATAAATAGCTAGTTTCCCGTCAATCCACGCATTAGGCAGCCCAGTTGAACCACTTCCCTCGTTATAGTCGTATGGTTCTCCAGGTAACAGGTTCCGCCCCTGCTTCGTAACCACTATACCCTGCACATGCTGCCTACCATCCACATGCGGCAGGTACTCGCGGATGTTGTCTTCCGTGATGTCTACGCCGATACGGTTATACAACTCGTCTGATACTTCGTAGACTCCTACGCCGTCCCATTTAACATCTCCCGTACTTCCTATATTGACAGAGTTGTAGCATCTTACCCTGTGAGTTATAGCTTCGTCACCGATGAACTTTATAAATAGAACCCCATTGGTACTCCTATTAGTGTTCGTACCTCCGGCTGGTTCCTTGTGTAAGCGTAGAATGGCACTAGCGCCGCCTTCAATCGTAACGTTACCTATCAGCACGTAGTGTTTTCCTGTAACGGTAGGGATTGTCCTCTGTACAAAGCGTTCCGCCGTTGTGTCAGTAGATAGAGCGGTGACTACTTGGGCCTTGGTCCCATATATAGCTCCAGCAGCGTCAAGGGAGCATTTACCGCTAGAGGACCAAACCCACCCGTCCGCCACTCCGTCGTTGTTGCTGTCCGTCTCAAAGTTGCCACCGGCTCCAAGGAGATTGACCAGCGTATTCCCCAAAAGTTTAAACGCAGGAACAGCCGACTGGTCTGTTGTAATGACGCTCGTACCAGGCTTCAGGGCGGTAGTGATCGTAACCTCGTTCAGTTTTCCATCCGTGTATGCTTTGGCGTTGGCTTCAGCTGTGTTGGCTTTTTCCTGTGCGCCCGCCGGTGTTTCGGCAGCTGCCGCTTTGTCGTAAGCAACCTTTACGGCCTTGGGCGTTGCTGCTTCTAATTCGCTATTGCTATTTGTGGCGCTGGAAAGTTTCGTCAATCCTGTTTTAGTTGTTGTCGCCGTAGGGATCTCCGAAATCTTTTGATCGGTGTATTTCTTCGCATCACCCAAAGCGCCTGCTACATCCTCGGGTGTCGCAAACAATAATGATTCATTTATTACAGCTGTTACATTTGGTGCTGTCCCAACAATCACATTCGCATCGATCGTCTTTTCAATGATGTCTGCCCCACCAGTGGCAGGGATGTATTCTGCATTAGCACCTGCATTAGCGTATGCATAAAGGATTTCTCCCTCATCCGGATCTTGAGCAAACACCCCGATCTCCCGGAAGTAAAATCCGGTTTGAACGTCTTGATTGGAGAGGACTGCACCGATCACAGCACGGCCAATCTCGGGATTTCTAATCTTGGTCAGCGGCAAGGACTTCTTTTCACTGATCAATCGATTGAGTGTAACAATGGATTGTCCGTTAAGCTGCCCATCACCTACACCCATACGTGTATACTTCAGCACCACTCCTGTTTGAGCTTTGCCCTGAAGGTTTCTGCCTTTGGTGGTTAAAACAAAGCCTCCAAATGCTCCCATTTCACACCATCCTAACTGTCATTTTCTCGCCCATATGGAGCACCCCGGCGAAATATAGGTCCAACTGTTCTGTTTGGGACAAGATCACTCGCTCCAAGTGAGCACTTAATCGCTTAACGGATTCAACCGCCCTGTAAAACTCTTGAGCTCGTTGCTGGGTGACTTCGGGATTGTTTGTGATGACCTGAAAATATCCCGGCTCCCCGCCATACTCAAACCATTCCTCAACCTTTCCTTCGCCGAAGAGGATTGTTATTAACCCCTCGACCGCTGCTGGTGTCCCTTTGATCTGGTGAAACTCCTTAGCATTCAGAAGTAGTTGAATCTTCTGCTGTAGCGGCAAAGAGGTGTCCCAAAAATCTACGTGGTCCTGCCAGGCCCGTTCGTCTGCCTCGGCATCAGTGATCCTCCCTTCAAGCAACCGCTGATAAAAAGAGAGGTCCTTCACCTTTTGCGTAAGTTCTCGCATGTGGCCGTCCAGCGCTCGGGCCGCTGCCGACACGGTAGGGTCAGCCTGGGCATTCGGGGGCAGCATGTCATAAATGCTGATCTGTGCGATATCAATCATCGGCAAGCCCTCCAAAAGTGACGTTGATCGCAGTATCCTGGGCCACCTGTAGATCGGTTATCGGTGTATAGACCGGGCTGACCACGTTCACCCGTAGCGCCCCTGCATTCATGATCCGTCCGATCAATTCTGACGGATTGATGTGCCGCCCCAGCTTGGATTTTTGCCACAGGGCATATGATGACACGGCCTGATTAACTGCCGCTTTAATGATTTCAGATTCGGCTGCGCGCTCCCTGTTGATGTAATAAGTCAGCTCGATCTCATAAGGGATTGCCTCGGGAGCCTGGACGGTCACCAGGTCGGTCAATGGACGGATGCGCCGCGAATTCACCTTCTCCGCCACCGCATCAAGGACAGGCTGAGTAGGCATAGTGCCACCCTCAAGCAAAGGGGTGATGGTCACCTCTCCCGGTGCCTCTGACACGGCCGCCACGTCCACGATGGCGGCGCTAGCCGTCTTGGCCCAATAGATATACCCTTGCTCCGGCCCGGCCGTGGAAAACGATTCTGGGGCCATCCTGATGCGCTCCCGGTAAGAATCATCGTCCTCCGTATCGGCGCCGCCTGCGGTTGTCGTCAGATTGGACACAGACGCCACAAATGGTAACGGGTCGATGAGCGTCGTCAGCTGCCCCGGTAAAAAGCCGTTACCAATCACTCCCGGCGTTAAGCACTCGATTAAGACGTCAGCAGTTATATTCCCGGCAGGAATAGTTACCGCCTCCCGTGTGGCAAACATAATCGTACCCTCAGCACCGTCCGGTGCGATCCGGGTTCCTGCTGGAATGACCTGCGGCGTAACCAAGGGGATTGATAGCGTAAACCGCTCGGTGGTTACTGCCGGCTCCGCCTGCAGCCTGGTCGTGCTCGGCTCCCCGAGGTAGTCGAGGATAATGCCTCTGGCATACCGTAGCAGCTCGCCCTTGGCGACCTGATTGATCATAACGCGCTGCTGCACAAACAGCTGGGCGAACGCACGCATAACGAGCATTTCCGGATCCGCGCGGTTTAAGATCCGTCCGGTAATCCCCTGAAAGACGGTCATTAGTTCCAAGAACACCTTATCCACGTCCTGCTCGACAAACTGAATATCTGGTAAATCTACGAGCGCCATCACTGCACCTGCCTTTCTATGAACCGGATGACGGCATGATACTTGCCTTGCTCTGCCTCTTCCTCGCTTTGCTCGAATTCGATTTCAACCACCTCAGCCCTTGGCTCGAATTCCGTTATGGCAGCCATGAGCTCATTCACGATGAGCGCCTGGGCTATAACATCCGGCTGGTCAACAACATCCGGCGATATACCAAAGGCACGATCCAATGGGACCGTGCCTGTAAACGTGCTTGCTATGACCTGTATATTTTGCTTGATCGATTCGATGTCGGTAAGCCCAAACCTCATGGGCGCCGGTGGCGTTCCATTCACTTCATGAATCATACGTATTCCTCCAATGTAACGGACAGGCCGGCTTTGAGGAGATTACCTTCCCGATCGATGTCCTCCCACGATTGCGTCAGGTTCATGATCTTCCATTTTCCTTCTCCTAAAGGTTTCCCGCCGATCTGCAGCAGTAGGACTTTCCCTTTCCGCTGATAGTCCAGTAGCTTCTCCATTTCCTTCCGGGGATTCATACCAAGTCGCGCATCCAGTGTCAAGTTGAACGATATCGTATCAAGCCCCGGGCCGAGATACTGGCTGCGGGGCTTTTGCAAATGAATCTCGTTACTTCCCCATCTGGCCGAGGAATCACGCTGGAAATCCCGGAATGTCCTTACCTTGATTGGAGTTTTAAAGGACGAAATAAACACCACATCCCCTAACGCTCCAAGACCAATTTTCATATAACCTCACCGCCTCGCGTTATGCTGCCGTCTACGGTTAGATTTCCGGTTATGGTAATGTCACCTTCTAATTGCACGCCGCCGGCAGCCTTAACCATAAGCTTTTGAGCAGTTCGATCATAATAAACATAAGAGCCATCTTCGTACCATACCCCTCGTTGATCAGGAGTGCCTGGCGGATCCTCATCATCATCGATCGCACCGAGGCATATTCCGTCCGAAATGCCATTTGCTAAAAATAAGCAGGCTACCTCTTGACCAGGTTCCGGCAAATCATTGCTTCGCGCCCATCCGCCGCCGCGAGTAAGCACGGGAAGATCGCCGGAGACCATATCCTCTCGGTCTTCAAAAACGGCCGTTATGGTCCCCGTTTCAGGGTCCGCGGTCGAACATACCCCAACGCGAAATATATTCCGAAATTGACTCGTCCCCATGATTACCACCCCAATACCTTCCGAATTTCGATATCCGTCCTATACGGGTTTGTCCCAAAGCTATGCGTCGCACTCTCAATAATGTACTTGCCATCAAAGCGGCCAAATCCTTTTACATTGACGGTTATTCCAGATGCGAGACGGATGTCGCCGTCCAACGTAAAGCGTGCCTGGCCGGACTGTTTATTTTGCTCTCGCAGCCGATTCTTGGCCAGACGGTTCGCTTCGGCCACAGATTCAACACGTTCGTTGATGCGGAGCACCGGGAGATCCTTTGCGTTAGGGAGGCTATATTTACCTGAGATGACTTTCGGAGCCGCCGATTTTTTTGGTGCGGCAGCAAGCGCCGTCGTTGTTGTCTTTCCCTTATTCTTCTTAGCCTTCTTGGTCGGGGCTGGCGGTCGGTAAGTAACTACACTTGACCCGTAGGCTCTATTGGTGCTGCTCTCGCTGAAACTGTAGGATATGATATTGCTTTTGCCGCGCACGATGTCCAGGACCGCTGGCTTCTTTTCATACTCAGCTTCGTCGAAAAGCACAAGCTTCCCGCCGGATATCTTGGCCGCGATCCCCTCATCCTTAGCAATCTGGATCAAAAAGGAGAGGTCCGACTGATCCGTTTGGTCGATCCGATCATAGGTCGGATTGGAGGAAGCTGAATAAACCATACCTAGCTTCGCCCGAGCCGCGATATCTTGGGCGATAGTTTTGAGCTTGACCTTTTCCCATGCCTTTGTACGGGACTCCTGCTTCGCCTGATAGCCCCCAAGTGGTAGGGCTACCGCCTGAATTGCTACGGTATCCGGCGGTCCATTGACATCGATGGCATCGACTTCAAACGATCCGCAAGGCAGCTTGGCCTTTTGACCGGGTTTATCCCAGTTGACCACCGTGATCTCGGCGATTAATTTATCACCAAATTTCGGCTTCCAGGTCTTTTGCCAGTTCGTTTCCCGATCATCCAAGGTAACCGTAATGTTGTCCTGATCTCCGGGCGCGCCGTCGGTGTAAGAAAAGTCCATCAGGTACTTGCTCAGATACTCGGTCCCCATATTCTTGCCGTTGTATTTGAGCATCAGATACGCATGACGTCCATCCTGTACTGTTTTCATGCCCCATCATCCTCCAGACGCCATGGCGGCAACGTGGACGCCGATTCGACCGGGACATCAGGTACCTGCAGGCTGATTCCGGCCGGAAAAATGACAACCTCAGTATGATCAGGATTGGCTACCATCAGCTGCACCATGAATGATTCATCGCCGGCAATAGAAAAGGCGATACCGTCCCAAGTATCGCCCTGAATCGTTCTATAGGTTTTCATTATGACATGCCCACCCTTTGCCTGTTTCTTTGCATTTGTTTGTACAGGTTTTCAAATTCTCGAAGTCCTATACTAAGAGCCTCCTGCACCTGACCTTCGACATTGCCAGTACCACCGTTTACATGAATAACTGGGCTGAAGTTAATTGAAGGACTATCTCCGTTTCCGGAATCCATACCGAGCATCCGGCCGGTCATGGCGTACAGATCACGGGAGCGCTGACTGTTGTTGATCGGGATCGCCATCTCTGGCCCCGCTTCACCAAAAATCGAAGGTTTATTCGCATAACCACCATCAGCGTAAGCTTCCATCGTCTGAAGGTTTACCCCCGGCCTGTTCCCTGTCTGCCTCCACACAACCGACACATCGATCTGCTTCTCCAGAGGGAGGTTGCCCATCTCTTCATTCAACGTCTGGAGTTGCCGCATAGCGCTATCGAACCTTGTCTTTTCCTTTGCGGAAAGCTCATCGTACTTCTGAGCCATATCCTCAATAGGAGCGCCGAGGTTCAATTCAATAAGCGAGACTTGACTATCATAAAGTTCTTGAAAGCTGCTTTTAACATTAGCAATATCACTATTAGCCTGATCCAGTTTACCAAGGTATTCAGTTGATTGTTCGAGAAGTTTTTGAGGAACTCCGTCCAAAGTTTGGAGTTGGTCTCCAAAATCAAAGTCAGTCAAACGCTCGAGCTCGTCTGCCAAATCCCTCAGTTTTTGTGTTGCTTCATCTGTCGGAAGGCTATCGTTTTCCAGTATTGCATTCCTTCGGTTCAGGAAATCAAGCAGAAGGACGTAATTATCCTGCGATTCTCGGTTGATTCTATCGAATTCAGCGGCATCATCAATGAGCTTCTGATACTCTTCGTGGAGCTTTGGAAGGTCCGCTTCGGCATTCAGAATCTTATTCTCAAGTTCGCGCTTCGCCATGCTCAATTGGGTCTGGTTGAGCTTGTCAGCGAGGCCTAATTGCTCCCGGAAGCTATCACTCTTTGCATCCTCAGCCTTCAAAATTTCAGGATTCAGTTCAATAAGTTCCTTCTCGACGTTCTTTTGCTTACGTCGAGCTTCGGCCAGCTCGGCAGCCGGCGTCTTCGTGTTGTTGATCTTCTCTTCGAGCCGATCGTACTCACGGATCAGATTCCTGGTTCGCTTTGTTTGGTGCTCGATATCATTATAATTGTCAAATGCACCGTCCAAGGCATCTCCCATATTGATTAGAGCCTGGCGCGCTTCTTCCTGGTGTTCTTTGTAGGCGATAACGCCGGCTGTAAGAGCACCTACTGCGCCAACTGCAATGCCGATCGGGTTCGTCATCATGCCGACAAACCGACTAAACTTGCTTACTCCATTGGTTGTATCAAAGACCGCTTTCCCTATATTGCCGAAGTCCTTCGCCATACCGACCGCATTTTTGGTAAGCATGGCAGCTGGCACTGCAAGGGCCAAGGCCTTGATGAGATCCTTATTGTCTGAGGCCCAGTCCGTTAAATCGTGCAAGACAGGCATCAGGTCCTCGCCGATTGGGATGATCACCTCATCCATCAGCTCGCGGCCAAGCACCTTCAGGTCATGCGTTAGGTTGTCGTATTTGACGGCAGCCATGTCTTCCATGGTGGACTCCGTCATATTAAACTGGCTCTGGACTGAACCGAGTGCGGCAACGACGTCTTTCTCCAGGTCTTCCCACTGCGTGCCAAAGAGCTCGACACCCAGCATGTTTCGATACACCGGGTCCTCGATGTTGTTCAGTTCTGCAATGACCTGCTGCATGACGTCCTTACCCTTAAGGGCGCCAGTGCTCAAATCGGCCAGGATTTTATCCCCGCCGCCCATCATACCCGAGATTGCAAGGAAGGTATCCTCTGCCTTTTTGCCGCCCTTCTGCAGGTTCTTGACCATCTCCTTGGCGGTATCGGCAGAAACGTGCTTAAGCAATTCCAAATACTCAGCCGACTTTGTCCCGCCCTTGGTCAAAGCGGTTGTAAACTCTTCGATGCCTTCCGGAGCAAACAGGGCCGCCAGTGCCTCCGCAGTCTTCTCGCTGCCATCCTGAATGCGGATATTGAATTCTTTTGCTAAATCCCCCACCTTATCAAGGTTCCAGGCTCCAGCCTCGAGGCCGGCCGCGAAGAAGTCAAACATCTCATTGGCAGAGTATCCGAGGGCAGCAAATTGCGGTGCATATTCATTCGCCGAGTCAAGCAGCTCCCCGGACTTATCTAGGCCCCTCTGAGCCCCTTGGGCAAGCAGGTTCATTGATTGCTCAGATGTGATGGCGAATTGTCGCATCATGGTGTCTGAAGCTTTCATGGACTCAGGGATGTCGAACCGGAAAACGTCCTGCAGCACGATCGCATTCTTTGCGGTACGTTCCAGTTCGTCCCCTTCCTGCTTGGTTACGTTTCTGGCTATAACCAGGGCGTCTGTAAGGTCGCTGACGCCCTCGCCCAAGCCTTGCCGGTATAATGATCGGGAAATGTCTTGAAGGTCCTCTAATTCGCCCGCTGTTGCTCCTGTTGCAGCTGCGAGCTGTCCGGATTGAGCATCCAGTTCCCCAATCGTGGTGATCATCTCTCCGATCGATCCGGTCACCCTGTCGATAATAGCGTAAGCACCAGTATACTGCCCGACGCGCTGCAGGATATCCCCGAATTCGCGAACGTCTTCCCGGAGCTCACCGAAGGCACCAGACGCTCGATCCGCATCTCTGGTAATCTCGTCAAAGCTTCCGGATTTGCGGAGCGTATTCAGATCCTTGCGGAGATCAAGGACATCATTACTCAGCTCATCGAACGTTCTCTTTAGTCGGGGGTCGATCTCGCCGTTCAACTCGAACGACATTTCGTATTTCTTTGCCATCGATTAACCCCCTCCCTTCCGAGCAGCTTCCTCTTGCGTAAGCTCGTCTTCCGCCTCGATCCATTCCCGCAATAACCAAAGAGGGCGGCTCATCCAATATGCTGGATCGCCGCCCGCTCTATGGGATAACTTCATCGCATGCTTCATGAGTTGTCGGACTGGACTGCCGCTTACGCGTAACCGTTCAAAAAATCCTTGGCGACACCCGTTACTTTCAAGAAATCACGAGCGGACAGCTTCTTCAACATAAATGGGTCAACGCCAGCAGCTTTTGCCGCAACGACCGTAAGGTATGCCGGATGATCGGTTTTAAATGCCACCAAGATACCTTTCATCCCTTTGATGAAGCTCATGAATTCCGACTCGATTGCAATCATATCGTCTCCCGACAGCCCGTCGAAATCGAGCGTCAACTCTTTGTACTCCTTGTCTTCCCAATTAACAGGCCGAGAAAGCTTAATCACTCTTCCGGCCGTCTTCACTTCCTCCATATTTTCATCGATAGCAGTGACTTGTTCTGCGTCCACAGCTTTTCCACTCATTTCGTTTTCTCCCTTCGTTTAGGCCAAGCCTAATGCTTTTCTTACGTCTACGAGAACGTCTTGCCCGTTAATCCGATAAATATAATTGAATCGATCGAATTCGAGCACGGCTTGACCATCGATAAAGATTTTGATGTAGATAACCTCGATGGTACTGGTCGTGTCAGTTGCGGCATTTTGAGAAAGGGTACCGAGATCGACGCCCTTGCTCATTCCGCGAACAACGATTTTAATCGGCGTGTATTCCATCGCGGTTTTAGCATTATCCCACCCGCTAAATGCACCACGGATTTCCAGTCCAGCAGACGAACCCATCAAGTTAAAAACATCTCTGTTGATGGTTCTCCACGTAATCCCTAGCTCCATGGCTTCAAAATGTCCGTCTGCAGGGATATCAGCTGTACCAAGAATACCGGCTCCTGTTAAAGAGTCCGTCATGGAATTGAGCGATGGAAGGGTGATATCTCCCGTTGCAAAGTCGTTGTTACTGCCTTCCTGGTACACCTTCATACCAGTCAACTTAATTGGAATTTTTCCTTTCACGTTTAACCCCTCCTTAAGCCGCTGTTAACGCGGCCAAATATGATGCGTCATAAAAGACAATGAACTCAATTTCTTGGGCCATGGATGGCGGCGTGATATAAATGCGGTACACCATCTTGCCATTGCCGAGTTGATCGTCCGGATTATCCGCTGCGAGAAATTCTACACGCCCTCCGAGAAGGTAGCCCGAGCCGACCAGTCCGTTAAGCCATATGTTCGCTCCATCGGCGATCGACTCGATCAGGCGACGATTAAGCGGATCGTCAACATATTGCCAATGACGCAGGACCAGCTGGTTATTAATATACGACATCATCCGGCGAACAGGGATGAAGGTACGTTGTGCGTCCGTGTACTCTGGATAAGCGCCGGTGCGGTTACCCCATGCGTTGTATCCATTCGTCCACCGGATACCTGTCACGATTCCGTTGGCATTCAAGACGTTCGCTTGATCAAACGGGATCCGGACCTGGGTTCCATCAGCGTAAACCAGCCCGTCTGCTGTAATCGGCTGGTTTGATGGAGTCTGATACGGCACGCCCTCGTTTTGCGCATCAGTGGCGACCATGTCGGCCGTTACCAGAGTAGACATGTGATAAAGGCGTCCTTTGTATGTTGCCATCGGGTATGTGTTCGTTTGGAGGTGGCTGGTATAACCGTTTTCCTCTTTCCAGGCCGCGATATCAACATACTTTTGATTTGCATCAAGATCCGTGACCGCATGCGCTTCGAATAGGCCATTAATGTCTTTCGATTTCGCTACCATTACAGCAGCCACAACCGGATCATCTGACCAACCCGGAGCCACGATCAGGTTCGGGACAAGGGATGTCTCCAGGAATACCTCCTCTATCAGTTCCAACCCCGTTCTAACACCTGTCTGTGCATCGATGCCGCCAATAATACGGCTTGACGTCACTACTTGTGGCTTCAGTGTTTTATAGCCAACTTGGAGGGATGTGGTCCCTGCTGGGATAGAACCACCGCTCACAATGGAGATGACGAGCTTACCTGAGTTGTTAAATGTAAGGGTGTAGTCTTTACCCTGCTGATAGGTTGTCGAGCCATCAGCGACGGTGACAGAGTCTTTTAGGACGCCCTCCTTCTCGATTGTGTGCATGCGATCGACGAAGGTCACTGCAGCCGGAACTATGGTGTCGGTATCGTTAGCATCCAGGACGTTCACGAAGGCAATCGGTCCTTGTTCGTTTACAACGAAATGAGCGTACGCTGCCTCGCAGAGGGTGAAGGACTTCCAATCATCTGAATATCCTAGCTTAGCCCGGAATTCGTCAAGATCATTAGCTATAATAACTCTGTTCACAGCTCCGGAAGGATTCGCGACCTGGTTAATCGGTGCTGTTCCAAAATAAATAGGCAGTGTGTTCGTCTGAACGACAGCTGCCTTTGGTTGATATACCTCTTTGGCTTTTACACCATGAAATTCAGCCATGTTTAAACTCCTTTCAGTGACAGGGCGGCTGTATTAAGCGCCGTTCCCGCTTGATTGATTTGTTTTAAAGATTCCTGGAGCTTATCCACCGGAACAAACAGTGCCTTAATGAGTGGATATTCTGTGTATAACGGTTCGAGATACGCTGGATGCCCGCCGATAAACACTTGATTGGTCCGGAGTCCAACGCCATTTTTGCGGATCGGGGGGCCGATGTAAATCAGTTGAAACGGGACCGAAGGCTCCGCGTCTTCTTTGACCTCGGTATCTTCCTCGGTCAATACAGGTGTGACGCGGCCCTGCTCTTCTTCCTTCGCATTTTTCTTAGTTGTAGCCATGCTTCCATACCTCCTGTTCAATTGATGGTGCTTCCCATGTGGTTGACATGTACCCCATCCAATGTCCAACTACTTGCTCTTCGTTGAAGCCTCGAGTAATAGGTCGAGTTAACCGAGCCGGCCATCCATTATAAGTTTCACGCAATAAAGAAATCCTGACGTGCTCTATGAGATGAAGAACATCCATATAAGCATCGCGGCCTTCTCCCTCGCATGCAAAAATGAAATCCACCTGCAGCGTCTGATAATCTTCTTCGTTATCTTCAGCATTGCTGAAAACGATTAAGATGAATGGGAACCGTTCATCCGGCTCGTCTGGAAAGGTCGTGTTCACCGGCTTGATATCAGTCTCCTGATCGTCGTATTCCGGCGTCGCCCTGGCCGGCAGGTCCACCTTATAGATGTTTGGCTGCAACTTACGAGGACCAAGAAGGATGTTCATCGTGATCTCCTGCAGGTACTGCTGCAGCTTCTCCATTAGTAATTCTGGGGTCATATTCTCAGCCTCCCTAGCGTCCGGTCCAGCTCATGCGGCAGCCGCTTGACCATTTCGTCAGCGAAAACCTGCTGCACATGCTCTCGCACCTCTTCGTTACCTACCATGGACGGCACCGCCGGACCGCGAAGCTCTTGAATCGGTAGCCTTTTCTTGCTCGAACGCATAAAGACTCCCAAATGAGTCCCCGCTGTCGCGATAAACGCCCCAGGTATCGGCTTCTTAACGCCGCTCCGGAAGACTGCAGCCTTTAACGACTTCGGCGCTCGCTTAAGCCTACGCCGCGGAGCAACGCTGAAATTTATCAGGGGGATGGTTTGGCCCTTCGAGGTCAGCGTAGCCTGCAGGCTGTTCCTGGATGCCTTCTGGATCCGGATGGTCTCGACGACCTCTTTCTGCTTAACCACGTACTTCTCGCGAACCTTGCGACCCGTTTCCGTCTTTGAGCGCTGCGTGGCCCGGTTAAGGGCGGATAAGACTGCCTGACGTACAGCCTTATCCATTTGCTTCAGTGACCGATTGACCTGACGGAAATTGTCCTTTACATCAATGATTTCGCTCATGGCCGCTTACCATTCGCTTCGAGCACGATCTTCAAAACACCAGAGTCATTGGAGACGCCCTTTACCCGGTACCGAATGAAGTCCAAATAAAAATTCTGGTCCACCATTGGAGTGTAGACCAGAACATTCGGGTCGATATGGATGATGACATTATGAGCAGATACTCCATCGGCGCTCTGAATAGGGCGTCCGTCCAGGGTAAATTTCTCGATGATCATCTCAAGCTCACGATCCCGCTGGCCAGACTTCTTCTCCTCATTGGTGAACGTCGTAACCGTATGGATCTCAGCGAATTCCTTCGAGTTCATGAATGTCAGCTGCACATCGACTGCCATTTGCTCTTTGAGGTTCATAGAGCAGCACCCCTATGCTTCAGGTTTCGAGTCTTCCTTGGATTTCCCAGCCTTCTTCTCTTCCTCGATCACATCGAGTTTCAAAAGGCGATCGGCCTCTTCTTTTTTGAGTCCATTTACCTCTTCACCCGGTTGATAATACTTACCGTTATGCAACACCTTGCCTTTAGCAACATATCCCACGGATATCACCCTTTCTTTTTGAATTAGAGGACTTTAGCAACAACCCAACCAGCGACGTTCGCAGGAACAGGCAGCGGACGGGACAACATTTGCAACCAGCGCTGAGCCGGCTCAACCGTTACCCAAGATTGCGGTGTGATCTTACCCATTACACGCACAAACTGCTCTGTCCGAGGATCCATGATCACATTAGCCCCATAGTGGAATGTGAACTTGTCTCTAGTCGACATGATGGCGATAGTCCCCGCCGGGATGAACGGAACTTCTTGGCCTGCATCGTTCGTGTAAGTGCCCGTGTAGCTGTATACGTCCAACCCGACGTCACGCAGACGCCCGTGGTATGTCACGCCGTTCGGAAGAAGGGTTGTGTCCAGGTTACCCACATCCACGCCTCTGTTTTCGGCGAGCTTGAGAATCTTCGGATGTCTCATCAAGGCAACCGCAGCATCGTAATCTGCAAGTACGATATTTGGTGTAGGAGCATTAGCATCCATGATTGCCTTTCGTTGGGCTGCAAGGAATGCAATTGGATCAGAATTAGGATCGCTCCAGAGATCAGTGCCGGAAAGCGTGATGATATTGGTAAAATCGTAATCGATAACTTGGCTGACACCTTCACCGATCTGTGTAACCTTGCCCGTAAACATTAATTCAGCCGCTTGTTGCACAAGCCGACGAGTGATCGTGTCCTGAAGATCGATGATGTCCTTGGCGAGCAATTTGCGGGCTCGCACCTCTGGCTGATCCTGATTGATCAGGTTTTCGCCTGCAGCGCGAACCTTGAGGTCGATCGCAGTGATCGGACGGGCAGGTTTGATCAGTGCCGGCTTGTACTGTTTAGCAGTAAAGCCTGATCTCTCAATCGGCTTGCCTGGCTGAAGCTCAGACACATACGGCGCGATCGGCTTGTTGCCTTTCATCGTTTGGATTTCCACGTATTCAGTGTCAAACGGTTCACCATCTTGGAAGAATGTGTCCAGAATATACGTACTTGGCGGTGGAAGTTGGCCAATAACTTTCAAAAGAGTAGGAAATGAGTACAAATCTTTAATAGCCATCGATGGTATCCCCCTTATTTTACAACCCGTTTGGTATAGATTTTTGCATCATTCAGCGCGGCTTCATGAGTCGCGATTGTGTCATTTCCACCGAAGATCAATGCATCTCGGTTGAACTCGCCTTGCGTGTATACTGTCGCCCGTTGCTGTGCGGTTGTAGCGTCAACAAGCTCATCAGCCAAGACGGCAACAGGCACCTTTTGTGCGGCACCTGCTGCCTGTGAGTCGACAATTGTACAAATCCAAGTGCCGTCAGCAGCAAAACCTGTACGTGCCATGACAGTTCCACGCTCATAAACTGCACCGGTTGCTGGCTCAATGATGATAGATTGGGTGACGATTGGCTGGACCATTCCGGCGATCAGGTTATCATAAGGAACGCTATCGTATGCTGGCATTACTTTCGACCTCCCATAAGGTTTTTGATTTCTTCAGCCAAAGCATCTGCTTCGGCTTGGGACACAGCTTCAGGGTTCGGCGTAGCCGGCGCTTCGTCTGGCGTTACGCCGTTGACCCCGCTGTTCCGGGCATCATTGGCCCGACGCTGTCCTTCATTTGCAACACGCTCCGCAGAGGCTCTCACGATTTCCAGCGCAGTTTCACCTGCCGTCTTTCCTTCGGAAATCGCCTTAGCGACAATATCGGCCGCCCCTGGAGCTGTCGAAAGAGCGTTGAGTTCAGTAATACGGCTTCGCTCCTGGGTTACTCCGAGATTGATGATCTCGTTGTAGAGATCGGGGTGTTTCGCTTTCAGTTCGTTGAGATCCATAGGTGAATCTTCCTCCTTTATTTGTGGTTCATTTTTTTGTTGCTGTTCGGAATTATCCATGCTGTTAACGACTTGCATAGCTTGGGTTAAATCCTGTGGCAGAATAGCGGAAAGATCCAAGCCTTCAAACGGGCTTTTCTCCCCAGTATCGATTGGATTTTTGGCATCTGTCCCGCTTTTGATCATGGCTGTTAACACAATGTCTCGCAGTTTAGCCTCCACATCTGGCGGGATTTCCCCAATTGACATACTGTTCGTTACTTCAATGAGTGAGTTCTCCTCATCGAACAGGATTCCATCAGCAAAACCCAATTCAACTGCCTTCTGTGCATTCATCCAAGTCGTCTTATTCATTAAATCGAGTAATTCTTCCGTACTCTTTCCCGTCTTGAGACGATATGCGTTGGTGATTGCGACATCGGTACCCTGTAACATATCCGCGTTACTGGAATGAGCGTTTTTGTCACCTTCCGTCCGCGTCGCTGCATTGTGAATCATTAATTGGGACGTTGGAGACATTTTCGTTTCATCGGCAGCCATCAAAAAGAACGAGGCCGCGCTGGCGGCTACACCAGTGACCTTAGCAATCACCTTTCCGGTGTACTCCTTTAGAATGGTGTATATCTCTGACCCAGCAAACACGGATCCTCCTGGAGAGTTGATGTAAAGTTCAACATCGTCGCCCCGAGCATCGTCCAATTCTTTTGAGATCCTTCCCGCACTGATGTACGGCATGCCAAACCAGTCATAGAGCCAAGTACTTCCGTCACCGATAACCGGGCCGTTAAGTTTGATCTTCTTCGGCATCTTCTTCATCACCCCCCTTCACGTCTTGTTCGATCCCCGACTCGAGACCGTTTTGCTCACGGATCTTCTTCTCATAGGCCAGTTGCCGGACATTGCTCTCATACTCGGAGCCTGTCAGCTCTGCAGCTTCCCGAGCCCGCGTGCTGAATCCATTCTGGACCCTGATCACCGCCGCATTCGCTTCCTTCACCGGGTCAAGTTGACCTTGGGAAGGACCGTGCCATTCAGCCTTGGTATATGCCTTAAACAACAACGGATCATCAAAGATACCCGGGGCGTCGATACGTCCTTTAATTACTGCCTCTGCAAACCACTCCTCATAGATTGGTTGGCAGAAGTCGGCCGACATCCAAGAACGGCGCATTCGGAACATCTTCCACGCTTCTAGCAAGGCCGCTCTGGACGCCGAATAAGACGCCGTGAAGTGCTTCAGGAGTAATTCGTAGGGCAACTCCAAGGACGCGCCTACCTGCCGCAAAATGGCGGTTACAAACGGGTCAAATCCACTGTTCGGGCGCCCAGGATTCGCAATCGTTGCCTTTTCGCCAGGCTGAAGAAATTGGACCGCACCGTTTCCAAGACGAAGGTCTTCGTCTGTGGGCGGCAACGGCTCTCCAGTTGGATTGTCTGCTGGAGGAAGGGATACACCAAACTCTCCCGGTTCCTGGGATTCTGTTTCGATAAACACAGTGAACATCCCGCTGATCACCGCAGCCATTAATTCTGCTTCAGTGTACCTCTCAAGCTGTTTGAGAGATTCGATGACCGGCGCTAGGATTGGTACACCCCGGCGCTGTTCCGGACGTTCCGCCTCCATCAGATGCAATACGTTACGTCGTCCACTTTCTTCGCCAATAACAGCGACCCGTGTCCATTTCGTCGGCATTGCGAGCGATGAACCAGGGTGTTTATCCGAAAACCAATAGGCAACGACCATGCCGTCACTGTCTACCTCAACCCCGTTGCTGAGCTTATTATTCATCGCGATTTCCTTAGTCAGAGGATTGCTGCAGCGATCCGCCTCGAGTAATCGAATACGTAGGTCGTAGATCGTATGTTTCCGGGACAGGAACGGCAACAGAACAAACGCATCGCCTGACATCATCCAGGACAAAAAAGCCAACTGCTGGAGTTCGTAGAAATTGTGCATGCCCGCTGCGTCACAGTCCTTGGACTCCGACCAAAGCGCGAACTCCCGCTCGATTTGCCGCTTTAATCGTCCGGCCTGATCCTCCGACAGGCGCAAAAAATCGGCATCGAAGGATGGCTTTAGCCTCAACCCCGTGCCGATTATATTTGTTCGAAGTGTTTTGATCGCTCCGTTTGCAAGCGATCCGCCCATGTACAAATCCCTGGCTCTTGGCCGGAGTTCATCGGGGTTTACATGAATATCTTCCTCGGCGTCTCCCGCTGCCGGATTCCATGCTTTTAGGGAGTTTTTCCTCCGGCTCGCCCCATGGTCACCGTACCCTTGGTTAAAGACCTCCTGAACTGCACGCTGCCGTACGATCTCTGTACGGGCCCGCTCACGCTTGGCCGCGTAGCCAGGAGCCACCATTTCAACGGTTTTACTCCACCAGCTCATAGATCAATCGGAACATACCGACGTACCTTACGCCGTGGTCCCAGCCCCTGCTCACACCGCAGAGCATCATCGAGTTGCTTCTGCCAGTATTTGATTTGCTGCATGACTTCATTAAGATTCGCTCGAGTCAACGAGCGGCCTGCAATGCTGTACGATTGCCCTGTTGATATAGCCAGTTCGGCAGCCAGCCAAGCATCCAAATGTTGCTGCGCAACTTCCTTCGTGTACAATGGCATTTCCTTTTCACCTCCTCTCAGGTTAAATACTGCTCGTGGTTCCACGTCGGCGCTTGGTTGCTGCTGCCGGCGCTCCTGCAGCAGTTGCCGCCAATGCTGGCGTTTTTATAGCGCTTGTACAATAAGGCTGCATGTTTTCGAGGTCCGGCTGCAGGATCTCGATCGCTGCCCGATTGTAAACCGCCAAGTCGAGCGGTTCGTTCCGGGATCGGATCTTCACCCAAACTTGATAAGGAACACCCATCTTAATCCTGGTATGCAGTGCCTCTGCCGTTAAACCTTCGAAATATTGCCGCTCATATCCCCGATTTCGCTCAGGCGTGGTCAGTGGGAAGTGGCAATAACCTCGTGACTTACTTCCAAACTCGTCCACCATCGGTATTTTTAAGGCACTCATGACTTTCGACTTCCCTTCATCTACCCCGAGACGGACGACCGTCGCCTTATAACGGTTGTTTGTTGTGGTGCCAATGATCAGCGGCTGGCGGGTACCATCCCCGGTTCCTTCCCCCTTGATCGCAAACAGTCGGCGTGCAGCGCGCTCCTTACAAAAGCGATATACCTCGTTTGTGAAGTGTCCGCCGGAGTCCATGCATGTGAGCGCGATCGGAAACCTTCTTCCCTCGGCATCTTCCCATGTTCGTTTCAAGTATTCATCCAGGTCCTCCCAGACCTGTTGCTGCTTGAGATCACCATAAATAACGTGGTACTGAATCCGCCAATTTTCATGGCCGGCTCCCCACCCCTGCACTTCAATTTCAAAGCGGTCATCCTGCGTATCGACAGCTGCAGTCAGGACCTTCACGCCATCCGGCACATCTGCATGGTACATTTCGCGGCGATTGTAAAGAACATCTTCGTCCAGCTGCTCGCCTTTCTCTTCCCATGTTTCGCCCAGGGAAGTATTGACCCAGGCTTTCAGCGTCTCCGTGCCGTTTTTCTTCGCCTCCTTGAACTCCTCAATGATGGTTTCCCATCGTTTCCATGGGCTCGCCAGCTCATTCAAGTGGAAGCCGCGGACCTTACGATTCTCTTTCCGGGCGATCCACTTCCCTTGACCGGACTTCCATTCGATCTCTGAATGAATAGCGCCGCAATATTTGCAGGCCATGGTCGCATCATCAAAGCGAATCTGACCCCACGCGAGCGGTTGGTGATCCCCGCAGCTAGGGCAAGGCAAACACCACTGCTCCATGCTGCTCGCCTCGTAGGCCGTTTCGATCCTGGATGCACCTTTGATCGTTGGCGTGCTCACCAAAACGCGCTTCCGATTATGGAAGGTGGTGGTCCGTTTTGAGACCAACGTCACCGGATCGCCCTCGGTACCAGCTGAGACTGGATACCGATCCACTTCGTCGAGAAGCACAACCCGGATAGGCCGGGACGCCAAAGAGGCCGGCGAGTTGGCGCCAGCCATCGTTATATGTCCGCCCGGAAATGTCTTGTGCAGCATCGTGTTCCCGCTGTCCCGACTCTTCGTCCCCGCCATTCTCTTCTTCAATTCAGGACTGTCCCGCACCATAGGCGAAAGCCGGTCCTTCGAAAAGGCCTGAGCCAGCTCGAGCGTTGGCTGGACCAACATGATTGGTGACGGATCTTGATGGATGTAGTATCCGATGATGTTCAAGATAATCTCCGTCTTACCAACCTGGGCCGAAGACATGACGACGATCGTTTCGGTCTCATCATCATTCAATGCGTCCATGATTTCTCGCTGATAAGGTGCCCGCTCGGTGCGCCATTGCCCCGGTTCTGCTGAAGCTTCAGAAGAGAGCCGGCGATAGAGGTCAGCCCACTCGGAAACCGTGAGGCTTGGTGGAGGAGCAACGACCCTGGCGATCCTTCGGAAGAGGGCTTCAGTCTTCAAGAAATTAGGAACCGCCATCAGAATCATTCCTTGCCCGTTCTTGTCGGAACAGCTCCGGATCATAATCAGCTAATTCTGCAAGAGCCTCATCCAGCGCCGCGGTTAATCGTCCTTTTATAACGTTCAATTCTCCCTGCCCGATCAATTCGGGGGCCAAACGCATCGGAATCGCCCTAATACGCTGCCGAAATGCCCCCAGCATGTCGTTCATAACCGCCTCAACATCTGCGGAACGATGTAATTCCCCCTGCATTTCAGCCAGTTCTAGTGCCGCTTTTTCCTTCTTGATGCGCTCATGTTCCGTCTTTTCATCGATAAATCGGGGCTTCTTATCGTCCTCTTTGCCGCCAGCGATGTGTTCACAGTATGCCTGGATCGATTCTCCGAGAATATACTTGCCTCGTTCAACCTGATGAAGCACCTTTTCCCCTGTCAGTTGGCGGACCCACCGATCAGATTTTCCGATAATGGCCGCCAATTCACCGGTACCGACGACTCTATCATTTAGTTTTTCAGCTCCCGCTTTCTTTTTGGCCATTATCACACCTCAATTTACTGGAATATGACTTTAAACAACATTGAGTTTTGCGCAATCTCCAAACAGTTCTCTTGCGGCCTTATTGTAGGCTAATGCAGCTTCTATTTCGGATTCGAAATATCCAATGTGTCGGTATCTACCATCGAGCATTATCTTCGAACACCATTTACTGCGTGCTTTATACCAATAAACCCCCTTAAATTTTGATGTGCTCTTACAGCTAGGGGATTTATTGAATAAATTTTGTTGCTGAGTGACAATACGAAGATTGATTTTGCGATTATCCAAAGGATTGCCATTGATGTGATCGACAACAAGTTTGCGATTTGGGTAAACACCCAAAATAACATGATGCATCCATATACTTTTCGAAGTACCCGATTCCCAGTATGAATGTCTCGCGTAACCCCTGTTGTAATGCCATTTCAATTTGATTAATTTACCGTAGTCTTCATCGTCAACGATGGCGACTTTCCCTTTAGATAGCGATATTTCTTTAGCCATAGGTAATTTCTCACCCACTTCCGTGTTTATCGCATAATGTTGTTCCGCTTTTAGGTCGATCCCCACCATCCTATCCATTTGGTCGCTTAATTCGAAGAGAAAATAAAAATAGCCCCCATTTCGCCAAAGTCGAAACGGAAGCGGAAGTATTTTTTTTAAATTAAATCTGCGAGAATTTCGGGGTCGTCCGCACCCGCACTCGATCCGAGACCCCAGAAGGACCCGTGAACGAAAATTTCGCCCCTATTTTCCTTTTAGGGCCATTCTGCCACTAATCGGGAGTACGACAAACAGAACGCCTGTATGCCCCCTTAGAATCGCTCTGGTGACGTGTGCATATTTATCTTGTTGAAGAGTATGGTACATGGTAATATTTAGGGCATCGACAGATAAAGGTGATAGCTTGGTTTACATGAATTCTGCATAGAATCGGGTGAAACCACGTTGTGTTCTCGCGGGACTAATTTGGGTGGGGTAGCGTGTGCGAGAAAGGTTAGGGATTTATTATGAAAATCAAGTACTTTTATCTGCTCGTAGCTTTTATGCTGACTGTTTTTTGTGTATGTTACCTGTACACGGTACATAAAGACCTGCAGCCGAACTTAAGTGGTTCTATCGGACCCATTAAGATTCAGATGAGCACCCTCACAACTACAGACCAGCGTACTGGCCAGGAGAGCCCCCCTTGATACGGGGGTTTTTCCCGTTAGAGAACAACATCAAACCTCCTCGGAGCTGCATGAAGGAATGCAATGATATTCCCGTTGTTGCTCTTCGGCAGATTCTCGAAGTGATCTTTGACCTCAGCTTCCCATTCTTCGATCGTAATCCCGTATGATTGGATCTCCTCGATCTGATCATGGATCATTCGATATTGCTCTTCTGTTACCCTCATATGCTGTTTGTTCTTCTTTAGCCTGAAGTATTTCAGATAGGTTTCAACGAATGAATTCCCATTGCTATTAAAAGCGATGTATTTATTTAATCTTTTATCATTCGTTAGTATATTATCATTCGTTAATAGCGTTGGATTTTCCACATCTGGAAAACCCGATTCTGGACGTAATGACGGGCTTTCGTAAATATCGAGTTCCCACGATAGAATCTTCCCTCGCTGATCCTTGACCGCATATCGCCGGACATACCCGAGCTTTTCGAGCTCCTTCAGGCCGGCCCGGATGGAGTCCTTGCCGTCGGTCGTGTGCTTGGTCATCTCGTCCAGGTAGAACTTGAACCCGTCCGGCTTGGAGAGCATGTAGGAGAGCAGGCCGCGGGCCTTGAAGCTTAAGCGGGCATCCTGCAGCATGCTGTTGTCGATCCGGGTGAATGGCGGGGCTCTCTTGCCTGATTTATTGACTCGGTGTGTAGCCACGTTTGTTCAGTTAAAACGCCAGCAGATAATCCCGGACTGCATGGGCTGCTGCATTATCGTGTCCGTAAGTGTTCGGGTGAATGCCGTCATCAGTTGCTTTTGGCGACACTCCCCACAATCCACTTTCCGGAGCCGACTCCCAACCCGGGTTACAGTCAATGCCTCGCACACCGTCTGAGTTGTTCATTGTCCACCGATTATATTTTCCTCTAGCACTATCTGGTCCCGGAGCAAAGTTTGCGTTTATCGGTGTTTGGTTTTGCAAGGTCGTCCATCCATCAGTCGAATTTGTTCTGGGATTGACCGTTGTCTGCGCTGTAGGAATACCCATGTCCCAAAACAGTTTGTGGATGGTCAGTAAATCCGCTCGCAAATCTTCAAAAGTTGTACTTGCAGAGGACAAGTCATTACTCGCATACTGCACAATCACAAGGTCACAGTCTTTAGCCAACTGGACACGGCTCCTGCGTTTAGCGAACTGAGCAAAGTCAGAAGCTTTTTGCCCGTTCATACCAAGGTTAAGATGACTCCACCCAGCCATAAATGCTCCGATTTGAAGGTATCCGAGGTCACCTTGCGGATGTCCATTCCAAACTGTGTTACTTCTGCCTGTACCTACACTGCTACTACTTCCCACGAATCCAACTACTTTCTGTTTGGCATTTGCAGCAGGAGTAGCGAACAGTGCTAATGGTGTAAGCCCGTATAATGTTCCCGGTGTCGGAGTAACTGCCGCAGCAGTCCCAGTCGTATCTCCATCTGATGTACCTTCCTGATTTGGAGAACTAAACAGCAACAGCCCTCTCGGGTGCTTTTCTCCTGCATTCTGAACGACATGAGTACGTACATGAAACGTGTCGCCTAACTCCATATTGATCGGCAATGGGTCTGTATACACCAATGCCCCTAGCTCAACACGCTTCGTATTGCCTCCGTTATCAAATGTCAACTTATACGTAACGCCTTTATAGTGTATGGACACATTTACTGTATAAGGAGCCAAGTCCGTAGTCCGGTCATCGTTGTAGAAATTACCGTATGCAAGGACCAAACCATAACAATTCATCAGCACCTCATGCTTGGATTGATATGTCAGATCTACTTTGACGCCGTCAGAAGGAGTAGAATAATATTTGCTTCGCGAAATTGCCGCCACACTTTTACGAGTCTTTAAATCATCCAGCATAGCCAGCGCTACTCTTCCTAAATCCACCTAACCCACCGCCTTACCCTTGATTGATACATTCCCACCAGCTACCGCACTGATCCGCGCCCGGAACGAATACCCCGCCGGAACCTCAACCTGCCAGCTCTCCGGAGCCGTATTACTTCCTCCTGTGGTCTGCTGTCCGAACTTGGTCGGATCGGTTACGCTGAAGGCCGTGACGGGCATATATTGACCGCTCGGCCCGGCCAGCTCGAACATGACCGTCCGGCTGGTGCTGGTCCCGGTGATCTCGAAGGTCAGCGTGTAATTACCGTCCTGTGGAGCAAACGGCGTTCCGTTGCCGGCAGCTGAGGCGGCATTTTGGAGCGTCACATCCAGGGCGCTCGCCTTGATCTTTACTTTCTGGGCACCGTCCTCCGGATCGTAGCTGTCTGCCGGATTAACGATTTGGCCGTCACTGTTTATATGTTTTGTTGGTACTGGTGTATCAAAATATGAGCTGCTCATTACATGTTTCACTCCCTCATCGTTTATATGGGCCTTTCCGGCCTGCATCGTTTGATATGCGTTGTACTCCTGGGTACCGGCCATACTCATTTTCTTTCTTATCGTTGGCAGCAGGTGAACGGGGATGAGAAGTCTTTGCACCGGACCAATCTCTTGCAGCAGCCTGTACACACTCTCTGGAATGCCGTTGTAAAAAACCTGATGCTGAATGAGTCCTTTGTAAGTCGGACCGATGTAAATAGATTGATTTCTTATCACTCGAATCACCTCCCCCCTCAGAATTTATGTAAAATAAAAAACACCCTTGCGGGTGCTTAATTCACAGCTTTATTCTCCAAATCTGCCCATGCTTCATTGATCGCCTCAACAGCCTCTTCTTCACTGGCACACATTTTGGTGAGATGTTCTCCAAATCCTTGTGCGCCAACCTCTTCTTTCACAATTGAAGCCATATACTGACCATTAGGTAATTCAGTGTAGAATGCTGAATATGCTTTGCCATTAATAAGACCTTGTCTAACGGACTCTGAATGTAATTTCAAGGTCACACCTCCTGATATCTCATTTGGTTATTACACTTCGATACTAGAGATGTAAAATCCTTTGATTTCCAAATTCACGGGGTATATCAATAATTAAAATCATTAAATGAAATACCGAGACCGTGCCAGTATAGTAATCTCGGTATCCCTCACCCGTATTAGGAAACCGGAAGGGATATTTGCACCACTCACATTAAAAAGGCCGGCCCCATGGCCGACCCGATCACCAGGGCGTTCACGCCCCTGTGGTGTCCTCTTCTCGATTTCCTATGATACCAATATATCACGTTAAAAACCTAGTGGCTTCGCCGCGACTTCGTATTTTTTACTAACTTTTTACTTTTCTTTTACTGCCATCTTTCGGTGATTCATTTTGCGCAACGCTTTTGGTTTGGTTATAATCAACTTGAACTGATAAAACCAAAAGAAATGGGGCACTCGTTATATGGCTTTACGAGCAAAGGATTTATTGGATCTCGGAATAGAGAACATAATTAATTATCTCCGTAGATCACGAGCGGATGAAGAAATGGAACGGCGTACCGGAGAGGATGTACTTCAAGCGCAAAAGGAACTAATGGATCGTGTTCTCGAGCCGCTGGGCATTCCTTATGATCAACGGCCTGAAGTCGGATCTGGGGATAAGATTTCCACTCGCCCTGTATTCCAAGGGGTTATTAGGGATCTGCAGGCCGGCAAATACCAAGCAGTTGCAGTTAAAGAGATTTCCCGTTTAGGGCGGGGATCGTATACAGACATGGGCGTCATATATGACCTTATAACCGAAAAGAGAATCTTCATCATCACTCCTTATAAGATTTTCGATCCAAATAACCCCGCTGACCTGAGGCAAATCCGATTCGAATTATTCATGTCTCGGGAAGAATTCGAGACAACTCGGGAACGTTTAATGGGCGGTCGAGTTAACCGGGCGATGGAAGGTAAATGGGTTTCCGGGGAAGCTCCGTTTGGTTATGACTACAATCCTGACACAAAGAAGCTAGAGATCAACGAGGGTCAAGCAGAACAAATTCGGGCAATTTTCGATTTTTACGTTAATGGGGTTCCTGATGGGGAGAACGGAAAGAGAAGAGATGTCAGCTTCCGAGCCCTTGCGACCTATTTATCTCGTCATACAGTAATCCGGACACCAAAAGGAAAAAAGAACTGGCATCCAAACTATCTAAGAGGAATCCTTCAAAATGAGAGATTCATCGGCATCCTGAAGTTCCGTACCACTAAACGGGTTAACGGAAAGGTTGAGGAACGACCAGAAGACGAGCACATTATTGTACATGATGCGATGCCGCGAATCATCGATCAGGAGACATGGGAGAAAGCACAGGCCAAAATTAACGACAGTGCTCATAAGCCGCGGACAAGAATGGACTTTACTCCGTGTGAATTAGCCGGCTTATGCGTTTGTTATAAGTGCGGCGGGAGAATGATCCGACAGTACAGCGTTCAGAACTATAAAAAACAGTCAGGAGAAGTAACGCAGTACCACAAGGAGTTCTTATGGTGTTCACGTCCTGGATGCACTTTTGTGAAATATCGCTCGGTTGAAGAGGATCTGTTGAATGTAATTCGTTATTTCAGCGATCTATCAGAAGAAAAGATGCATAATGAACTGCTGGCCGTGTTGGAGAAAGATGATTCACAGTCGCTTCCAATCAATGATATCGAAGGATATGTTGAATCACGCATGAAGGAACTTAAAGCTCGTATGAACTTTATTTACGAAAAATACGAATCTGGTCGATATTCAGATGAAATGTTTGACGAGCGGAAAGCTGAGATTGACAAGGGGTATAAGGAACTAGCCGAGCTAGTTGAGCAGCATAAAAAGCAAAGCAGTCAAACCTCTGGATCTGCTATCGATGTTGACGTTGTAAAACAAAACTTAAACACAGTATTGGAAGCATACAAGAATGCGGAGGATAAGTCGGATCGGAATCAAATACTTCGTGCAGTATTTGATCGTGTAGTCGTAGAATTGGTGGAGAGTGGTCGTGGAAGGATTCCAGCGAAATACAATCTGTATCCTGTCTTTAAACGGGGATTGACTAACCATGGTTTTTTGATACAATGATGTCACTAACTATTCATNTGCATAATCGTTTGAATATTTCGATTAAGTCTTTCCTCACTTGATTATAAATCTCTTTCCGTCTATGCTTCGGGGTGAACACAATGTGGTACTTGCACATCCACTTCGTGTGAGCTAAACTATAGCTCTTGTTTGCCAT